TAAAGTAAACTATACGGTCGTTTACTTTACCTTTTTATTATTTATACTTTATCTGCATATTATATAAAAGCTCTGTGAATATATTCAACTATAAAAAAATCGCAACATAGATTATACCATGTTACGATTTTCACCTTATTGTTCTATTTTTAAATACTCAATATTTATATCTTTTATATGTGTACATTTTTCTAATATATCTTGATCTGAACATTCATATTTTATAATCAGCGTATTTTTATTTTTCCATTCAATATCTATATATTTAGATTTATTGCCTCTAAATATATTTCCTATGTCTGAATCATTTAAATTTTCACCAATTTTTATCAAAGATACCTGTGGACTAAATGTAGTTGTTGATCCAGCCTCTCTAATAAAAGCTACTATTCTATAATTATTATCATAAGTATTTATTTCTTTAACAATATTATTTTTACATATTCCACATCCACTTACTATACAAACCATACACATTAAAAAGACTATAATTACTTTCATCTTAAGTTTATTCATAATGCCTCCTAAAAATTATCTTTTATGAAGCCCATTATATACTTTAATCCCTTGTTTTATCCTCGCTTGATCCCTAGGATCATCTCCATATGGTGGACTTCCCCATGGCTTTCCCCACTCTGGTTTACTTGTACCTGCTTTTTGTTGAGCATATCCAGCAGCTCTAAGTAAAAGTTCATCTGAAAATCCAAATGCTTTACCTAAATATCCATACGCTATATTTCCTGGTGCATCATTATCTATAACTTCACCATTGTAGATATATTTTTTACTATTCCATCCTTGATTTTTTAAATCTATAGCCGAACCATTTTTCACCAAGTTATAAAAGTGACCTAACCTTTCTAATCCACTTGCATTTTTTATATCCATATACATATATTCGTATCTTATCATTAAATTATTAAGCTTTTGAGTTATATCTGGAATATTACTACCTTTAGAATTATTAATAGCCCTCATTGTATCAGGTCCAACTATTCCATCTGTATTTAAGCCTTTTGCTCTTTGAAAAGCTTTTACTGCATTATAAGTTCCTTCACCAAATACTCCATCAGCTCCATATTTACCACAGTTATATCCTAATGATATTAACTTTTTTTGTAAACCTTCTACGTTACTTCCTCTATCCCCTCTTCTTATTAAATTTCCATTACTTTTTAGTGATCTTTTACTTCTTTTTAATAGTACCGGTTCCTCAATTATAGCTCGTTTTGTTTGTAAATCAACTTCTCCTGTATTATTAATATTATTTTCTAATTGAAATTTACTAACTGCTTTTTTTGTATCATTTCCAAAATATCCATCTATTTGGAGGTCATAATAACCCTTATCTTTTAAAATACTTTGAATTTTAGCTACCTCTTCCCCATAGCATCCATTATTAATGGTGGATGATTCAAAATAATCTTTATTGATATATACATCATTTTGTAAATTTTGTTTATTACTTTTTTCTCTAATATTAGCGTTTAAATTGTAATCATTATTTATAATTTTGTTAGTTGCATTTTGTAGCTTCATAAGCTTTCTCCTTAATTGGTTTATTTTATATATCAGAGGAAATTATTTCACATAAAGTAATTATTGTCAACATTTTTTCAAAATTTTTTTACCAAAACAAAATATATATCCTGTTTATTTGTTATATTTTATTATTATGTTAAATTACTGACTATATAATCCTATTATTTTTATATTACTTCATATTCAATTATTATACCTAGCATTTCAACTACCACATTTATCTTTCAAATTGCTTTCATCTTTAAAACCCTTCAATAATCATGTATTAAAAATTTTTATATACTTATACAACGTACTCCTACCAATGCCTAACATTTTAGCAAATCCAACAGCAGTCATATCTCCATACTTTCCATCTTTGAACTTTTCATATTCCTTTTTAAAGTTTTCAGGTAGTTCAACTTGCGGTCTACCTAACTTTTTGCCCTTAGCTCTTGCTACCTCCAACCCTTGATTTATTCTTGATACTGTTTTTTCTCTTTCCTGTTGTGCCATGTGAGCCTTTATAGTAATTACTATGTCAATTACCATATCATATATACTATTATCATTCGCTTTATTCCAATCATTCATATATGGCATATCTAAAGCAATAACTCTTATTCCTTTTGATTTTAATTCTTTAAGCTCCATAATAACATCATCAGCATTTCTTCCTAATCTATCTAAATCAGTTATTACTAATATATCATTTGTCCTTAATTTATCTTTAAGCTTTGAATATTTTTCTCTATTATTTGCTTTGATAGTTCCTGAAACTCTTTCTTCAACTATTTCATCAAATTCAAACTTATTCTCTTTGGCATAAGTCTCTAATGTAATTCGTTGTCTATCAGTTGTTTGAGTTTCTTTATGTGTACTTATTCTCATATATGCAAATATCATTTTGACCACCCCAAAATTAATTTATCTTATGCATATATTATATATGTCTATGAAATTATATTCAAATATCATAGACACTTTTAATACACGATTATATATGTTTAAATGTATTTTATCTATTGTTTTCTACCGTCTACATAATCATATGATTTATAGACACTATATTTATTACATATCTTCTATAATTGCTAATAGTTCCTCTTGAGTTTTTCTAGTATATATTCTTGTAGTGTCTATACTCTTATGGCCTACTAAATCAGCTATGTCTTGAATAGGTGTACCCTTATCAGCTAAGTACTTACAATAAGCATGTCTAAGATTATGAGGATGTGCTTTAGCTTTACTTATCTTAGCTTTCTTTGCATACTTAATTATTATTTTGTTTATGCTACCCCTTTTTAATGGTCCTCTTTTTCCTATAAATAGTTTATTGCTTTCACATTTCTTTCTTACTTTTAGGTATTCGTTCCAGGCTTCATTTAAATCTGGTGGTATTATTACATCTCTATGCTTCCCACCTTTACCTACGATTTTTACAATTTTCTTTTTTACATCTTTAATTGTTAATGTTATTAACTCTGATACCCTTAGCCCAGTTTTATATAACGTCATTATTATAACTTTATCTCTTATATTGTTTCCGCAGCATCTTATTAACTCATCTATTTCTTGTTTAGTTAATACATTATCTAAAAAGTTTTGTTGTTGCTCTTTTATCTTAGTAAATTTAACTTGTTTATTATTAAACTTTAAAAACTGATTTATTGATGTTAGTTTTCTATTTATAGACTTAGGTTTCAAATTGTGCTTTAGTAAATATCTTTTATACTGTTCTAAATCTTTATCTTTTAGATCATGTATATTCTTTTCTCTTTTCTCTAAATATTTAATGAACTCAATCAAGTCACAGCAATAACTTTCTATCGTTTTAAATCTCTTATTTTGAAATATCTTATTAAGTATATAATCTTGTATCTCTTCCTTATATTCAAAAGGAATCTTATTAATTATTTTTTATATATCCACTAATTTCTTCTTTCTCTATACCATAATCATTCAACTCTTGTAAAAAAATATTAATTTGAATTCCCCCCTTATAATTCACGTTAATTCACGCTTCTGCGATTGAATTTACGGATTTTTGAAATTGCTATTAATTTCCATTACTCTTTTTCTTTGATGTTGCTCTATGTATTGATATTACTTACTTTAAGTATAACGTATTTTAAAACTGAATTATATTCAACCTATATGTATTAAATTTACATTTATGTAATTCAAACTTGTTTTTTAGATTTATTTAATATAGTCTATATTCTCAATTATAGTACTTATTTTTTGTTTTTGTATACATAACATATATATTATGTTTTCTAATCATATTTTTGATTTATTTTATATTTAAACTTATTTTTCTATATGTATCTTAATTTTTCTATTATATTTATTTTTCTATTGCATTTTCTCATTTGACAAGCCTGGTTTTTTATCCACTTTTGACATTAGTAACATAGATTTTTTATATTATTACTTAATAAAAGACTTTGTTAAAAAAATAACTTTAAAAATATAGTAAATGAAAGGCATTATCTAATACTAAATAATACCTTTCATATGTTAATCATACTCTATCTTTATATTTATTTTTTAACTCTATCATCAAATCATTTTTTGTATGTTTTATATTTATCTCAAAAAAATTTATGCTTCCAATTTGAGCTGCTCCATCAATCAATTCATTTACTTTACTATTTATTTTCTTTTTTAATTTTTCTTTATCAGTCATTAGCTATCTCCTTTTATTTAATTCTATTAGATCTGGTCTATCTAACTTTTTAACATTGTCTTTTGTTTTTTCTTTAGCTATTAGCAAAACTAATGCTTCTATAAAAATTACTATTCCAAATATAACAACCAATGCTGCTAATGCCCACGCCATCAATTACACCTCCTCAGAACTTGTCCACTAAGGCTATATATAATTTTATTTTTAAAATCTATTTTTGCTTTTACTCTTTTTCCTTCTTTTAAGTAGATGCAAGATACTCCATGTACATAATCTTCCTCAAACAGTTTTAATTCTCCATCTAGTAACTTATTTAGTTTTTCCCTCCATTCCACTCCGTTCTTCCCCCTTTATTTTTGTGAACTTAACTCCATTTTAAATCCAGTATTCTATTAATCTTTACTGCCTGATATTTTGTTAATTTTTTATAAGCAACTTTATTATTTTTATGATTAAATACTCTTATTTCAAAATTACTTTCTTGTTCTTTTAACTCTTCTTCTACAGTATCCCAATTTCTCTGTACTGTAATTAATGTTCCTTGATAAAAATTACTGTATTCTGTTTGTATTTTTAAACTTATATTATTTTCTTTAGCGAGTCTTGATAAGTGATCTAATTCCTCAATAGTAAATTTTTCAATAGGATAAACGGTTGTATGACCTACTTTAATTGCATTATTTATTATTGCTTTAATATCCAATATTTCACCCCTTTATTTCTTTCCCATCTTCATCCACGATTATTTCAAATCCACATTTACATGATCTTTTAAATGTATCTTCTTCAACTATTAATTTGCCTTCCCCGTTCCCAACTTTATCATTGCCGCAGCAAGGACATTTTTCATATTTTCTTATTAAACTTACAACTTTAAATGCTTCTATCTTAATCACTCCTATATAATTCTTAATTTCCGTAGTATTCTACCTAAAAGGGTTAACTTTTCTTCAAATGCTAGTTTACAGTCCCAACACTCATATTCTTTATGACCATCTTTAAATTCAATTTCTATCATTTCTTCTTTACAATTAGGGCACTTTATTGTTAACACCTACTTTCCTTACTTCATGCATATACCTGTTAGTTGTCCGTACTTTTCGTATAATCTTTTAAGATTATCAATTTCTAAATCCATAATGAATATATCTTCTCCACATTCGTTGCAAACGCCTATATTTTCTATTACATTTACTTTTTCGCCTTTGTATTCTGCCATAAGTTCTTTTCTTATTTTGTAATTAACTATCTTGTTACATTTAGTACAAAACGCTTTGTTCTCTTTATTCATATATACCCCCTTTTGTACAATTTACTATCTTTAACTCCTGATATCTCCAACCCTTACTCTCTTTTACTGCTCCACCTTTAACTACTTCTTTTTTCTCCTTCTTCTCTTTTTCTTTTCCTCCATTTCTTCTCCCCCAAATCACTATCATTTGAATGTCATATGAGAATATGATTTTATAACAATACTCTCATATGACATTAGTATTAAATTAATATCCCTGCTCCTGTCTCCTGTAGTTTTCTTTATGTTTCTTTAAGTAAGCTTCCTCTATTTCTTTTGCATTAAATCCTAGTGTCTGTCCAACACTTAACCAAAGATGCATTACATCAGCATACTCATCTAAAATTCTTTCCTTACTTTCAGGTTCTTTAGTACTCCAATATTTAAAACATCTAGTTGCATTAGCAAGCTCCGAAACTTCTACATGTAACCCTAATAATCTTTCATTTAAAAATTCCTTTTGTTCTATTTTCCCATAATGTTTTTCAACTATTACAGCATCTAATTTCTTTTGCATTTCTAAAAATTTTTTTAATTCCATAGTGTTCCTCCTATAAATTTAAATTAAAACTGCTTGTCCTGTATAAAATTCTGAAAACATAAAACTCTCTTTATAGTTTTTGCTCTGAATAGTAATAATGTTTTTACTCTTAAATATAATCTCACCTTCAAGAATTCTTATAGGTGACTTTAATCCATATCTTGTTTTTATTATTGCTTTATCACCTATTTCTTTATCAATTCCATATTTTTTCATTTTCATTCTTCCATTTATTTCTCTTCTTACTTGTGTTTCTCTTGGAAGTTCAATTTTATTCCTTTCTATTTTCTTTAAATTAAAAAACTGTGCTTTCTTAGATACTGCATTTTCACTTTTATTTATCTTTTCTCCTATTTCTTTGTAGGTCATATACTTATAGTTATCCTTAAGGAAATTTTCTTGTTCCTCATTCCATACTCCAAACATTATTATTCTCCTTTCATTTTTTTACAATTTCTAATGCACTATATACTGTATGTCCTTCTCCGTATAATCTCCAAACTTCATCTACCCAAAAATTTAAATTCATTTTTATCCTCCAGTATTAAAATATTAAAATGGTATATCTTCTCCATCATTTGCCGGTGTGGCATCGTATGGATCTATTTCATCATCCTTATTTTCATTACTAAGTTTATTTTTTGAATCTAAAAACTGTACTTCATCAGCTACTATTTCAGTAACATATCTCCTGGTTCCGTCTTTAGCTTCGTAACTTCTAGTACGTATTGAACCACTTACACCAACTTGACTACCTTTGCTAACATAGTTAGCTGTATTCTCAGCAATTTTTCCCCAAACAACTATAGGAATGAAATCAGCTTCTTGTTGTCCATCTTTTTTATATCTACGATTTACAGCTAAAGTAAAAGTTGTTACTGCCTTTCCTGCTCCTGGTGTAAATTTAAGTTCTGGGTCCTTAGTTAGTCTACCGATTAATACCACCCTATTCATGCTTATCCTCCTTGAAATTTGGTTTTATTAGATTTAACTGTAACCCCCTAAAAGATAGCCCCATGAACTCTGAACTTATATGATTCTTTAACTCTTCTTTTGCTCCAGCTACATCTAAATCTCTTTTAAAGTTTTCTAAGCTTTTGTTATTGTTAAAGCTAACTTCTACATTAGTCTTAACATTTGCATTTACTTTCTTTATTTCCCTTATAACTACTGCTCCAGTAGTTACTATTGCTGCTGCATTTACTAATAATGCAATTGCTATTGTATTCATATTATTTTCCCTCCTTTAATTCTTTCAAACAATTCCTGCAAATGTTCTTTCCTCTGTAATTTACAACATCTCTAGCATCTCCACAGAATATACAAGCTGGTTGATACTTCTTTAAAATTATCTGTTCTCCTTCAACAAAAATTTCCATGCTTGTTTCATTTTCAATAATGTCTAAAATTCTTCTCAATTCTTTTGGTAAAACGACCCTACCTAGTTGGTCCACTTTTCTAACTACTCCTGTATTTTTCATTTTTAATCCTCCTATTTTGCATAAAGTATGCCACCCATACATGTCTTTACAATCTCCATATTCTCATAACCTTCTTTTTTCCAATTTAAATTTCTAACAAGATTATCTACATCTTCTCTATCTATTCTTAAAAGTTGTTCTATCTCATCCTTGTGATAATATTTCTTGCTAAATAATTTAAATAGCTTCTTTTGCAAATACAGCTTAGATCTAACATCTAGTGCATATCTACTATGTTTAGAGCATAAACATACTTTATTTATTGGTGCTTGTGACATTACACTGCATTGATTTCTTTTTATTATGTCATGTACCTTTATGTCTAAATTTTTTCCACAAACCTTACACTGTTCCATTATCAAATTTCACCTTCCTTTATTTTTGCGAACTTTGATTCATTTCACAAAGTGCTATACATATATCTAAAAATTTGCATTTCTTATCTATGCATTTTTGACATAATGCATAATTAAATGCTGGTGCAGTATCTTCTTCTCTTACTTCTTTACAGTATTCGCTTCCTTCAATTGTCCATTTTAATTTCACTTTTAAATCACTATATTTGCTCATTTAATCCTCCTTTATTTTTGCGTATTATTTTCTAACAAATCATCATTTTCTAAATCTTCTTTATTGAAATATAATTGCTCCGAATATTCATCATGACTGATTATCTCTAAGAATAAACTAAATATGGAAATACATGTTCCTGTAAGTAGCAACCCCAACATAACAACCCACGCTATGGGATTAAATTTATTGAACCCTATATTGTAATCAACTTTAGCTAAGTTAACTGGTGCTTCTTTTTTTAACAACGGGGTAACTTTAGTTATTTTGATACTTGTTATTTTAAAAATATAATCTAATTTTTCAAGTAATTCACTGTTATGACCTGATTGTATTGCTTTTTTAAATTTTATTTCAAGTTTTTTATTCACTAATATCCCTTCCTTATTTCACAATCTACTATTTGATTACTATTATTGAAGTTGGAAATATAGGTTTTACATTATAATTCCCACAACAATAATGTAATTCCACTGTACTCCCACAATTACCGCAATAAGTTTCTCCTTCACTTTTTTCAAAAGCATCATAATCTATACTTTTACAATAAGGACAAGTAAATTCACTTTCTATTGTTTCATCTGATTCTATTTCAAAATCAACTTTATCAACTCCAACTGTATCTGTAGCTACTTCTTTAATACAAACAGTGTAAAAATCATTGTCTTTTTTTATTAAGTCATAAATTTCCAATTCTCGTTCAGTTTCAAATATAAATTCCCCTCTTTTTTTTATATCTGATGCTAGATTATGTCTAATGTCTTTGTTTTTACTTAATAAAATAACCTTACTCATAAAAATTCAACTCCTTCACAAAATACTATATATATAACCCTTTATTTTTACGAACTAACACTTTAATTCTATTCTTACAGTTAACCCAGTATTTAAAACAACACTTCTTAACCATATCCAATTTTCTTCGTTATCTTCAAATTCTCCACTAATTTCATAGTCTATTTTATTTTCAGGCATTTCTAAACCTAAGCTCGTTGCTATTTGTTTAACTTCATCTTCTGTGAAATCATATAATTCAATAGTGAATTTAAACTTGTTCATGCTCTCATCCCCCTAAATTACTTTAAAACTTTTTCTTCTTCTTTTAACTTCAAGCTCTTTATAGTAGTTAGACATTTCAAATTTATTGCACTCAAACTTAACTTTATATCTACTCAAACTTTCATTATCCATTCCGTAGTAATAACATTCATCACAATTAAAACAACTGTGGTTTTTGATTTCTTCACATTCTTCTGCAGTTGGTATTGGATAAATTTCAACGCTATATTTGCACTTATTACAAAGACATCTATCACATATACTTGCATCATATTCTATTTCTATATGATCCTTAGCTTTTAAAAAGGAAAGTTGTTCACTTTTCAAATTAACCACCAACTTTGTTTCGTTTTATACTATATATATAACCCTTTATTTTTGCGAATCAAGATTTATATCGTGCCTTATTTAATAGTAATCTTAACAATGTTGTTATCTATTTTGTTACAAGATAACAAGCATTCTAAATCTTGTTTACCAACCATAATCTCTCTATATTTACTTAAAATCTTTAGTCCTTCTTCTATTGGGATTTCTTCAAATTTATCTTCGCAACCATAATCACCTTCATACATTATTCCATCTTCGTCTACTCCTAATTCTATTGTAAATTTTTCTTCATCATTTGGATGTGAAACATATATTAAAATACCTGAAAATGTTTCAAAATGATGTGTTGATTGTGTATCGATTTTACAAATTTTATTAAAACTAATTAACTCTTCAAATGATATATTCATTTTAAAATTTTTTGATACTTTATATTTACTCATTAATTATCCTCCTTTAACTTAAATTTCACTTCACAAAATACTATTTTTGCGTATCACACCATTTTTCTAATGTAAATTTTTGACCAATAATGTGTATAACTATTTTTTCTATAGGCTCTCCTGCCACTACCCTCCAACCTTCTTTTTCAAGTTTTCAAGTTCTTTGGGTATATTAGTGTCTTTTAAAAATTCAACCTTCATTGTTGAACTATTCACTTTAATCCTCCTCTATAACCACATCTATGCATATTTTCAATCACGCTTTGTGGCTTTTCAGTTATAATTTTTTTCATATTCTTCCCCGTCATCTTCTCTATAAACTTGTCCTTTATCTATGTTATACATTATACTCACTCCTTTTTTTAAAATCCCCTAATTGTTAGCGAGCAACCGGATATAACTTATATTGTTCTATATACTAATTTGAATTTTTAGTTTTCATCCTTTCTGCAATTTTGCTATTTAAAGTTTTTAAAAGTTCTTTCATTACTTCTTCTATACTTTCATTTTTCTGTTCATTCATTTTACTCACTTCCTTTTTTAAAATTACCCTAATTGTTAGTTTAGTGAGCAAATGGATCTAGCTTAATAGTTCTTTTAAAAAGTTACTAGTTTTTTCTCTTCCTTTTATTTTTCTTATGTCATTTCCTGTATTTCCTATGAAGCTACACATTTCCATTAATCTACTATAAGTTCTATAATCATATCTCTCTTTTAATTCATCTATTCCTATATTTGTAGTTATTATAATAGGTAAGTCTGAGCTGTTTCTCTTTTCAATAATTTGATATATCATAGATCTTGTCCAAGAATTATCCGGCTCCGTACCTAAATCGTCTATTATAAGTAAATCTGCATTTTTTAGTGTATTTAAAACTGTGAAAATTCCTGCTTCATCTCCCCACAATTTTTTAGACTTTTCAATTCTTTCAATTATAGCAACAGCTCCTACGCATGTAGTAGGAATTCGTTTAGATAATAGCTTATTTGCTATACATGCTACTGAGTATGTTTTTCCATTCCCAGGTTCTCCATGAATTAGTAGTCCCTTGTTTTCCTCTTTCATTTTTTTGAAATTATTTATATAATAGTTAGCTATCTTAAATAACTTTTCATTTCCTATAGTGTGGTCCCAATTTTCTAATGTACATTTTTTAAATTTTTCGTTCATCATACTCTCTGATAGTATTCTTTTTAATCTTGTCTGTTTTTCATCATTTTGTTCTTTAATTTCTCTCTGTCTTATTTCTTCTCTTTTACATCTGCAATTCACTGGTCCTAATATTTCTTTAAAATGCAACTTAACTATTTTGTTTACTGGTTCTCCACATACTGGACATCTAATAATATCTTTTTCGCTATATCGTAAACCCAATTCCGTCATCTTCGATTTCTTTAGCGTTAATCCTATCTTTTCCACTCCTATCACCCTTAACTTTTTGATTTAAGTAACCTTCAAATTTATTTCCAAATAAGGTCTCTGGTCTGATATATTTCTCCATATCTGTCCCTAACCATTCAGCTACCTTTTTATCTATTACAGTATAAAAGTCTTTTTCTTCAAATCCTTCATTTGTTCTTGCATTTATTAAGTCTCTTGTTTTTTTAGTACTAGATTTATAGTTTGTATTAGCTTTTTTATTTAGATACTCAACTATATTTATATATATCTTTTTAATAGAAGAATCTTTAATAGAAGAATCTTTTGTTCCGTTGTTTTCACCGTAAGGTTCCGTTATTTTTACCGTACCCTCTCCGGTATTTTTACCGTACCCCTCCGGTATTTTTACCGTACCCTCTGTTGTTTTAACCGTACTACTTATTAACTCCCTGTACTTAGGTCCAACAGCATAAAAAGAGAATGTTCCCCCTTTCCTTTTTGTTTTATGTTTTAAAATGCCTTTTTCACAAAGAGACTTTAAAATCCTATAAAGTCTATCTTTACTTATTTTTAATATTGGCAATTCTTCTTTAGTTATTGTTTCATAATTTACCCAATAGTACATGTCATCTTTTAAAAATTCTTTAGCCATATTTCCAGAATCTTTAAAATCAATAAAGTATCTGAGGATTAATGCTTGGTCTATTGTTATCTTTAATTCAATCATTTTCTCTTGATTGAATCCTAGTATTGTATATTTCATGTTTCCTCCTTACTATATTTTTTTAGCTCTAAAGATGTGGAGCTATTGATAATAGAAATGTCTTTATTTTTTTAGATATGCATTTTTAATTAAGAAATGTAATATATTAGATATACACATTTATTAAAAAATATAATTAATTACTTATCTTTTTTAACATTTTTTAATGCTTCTTCTAGTGCTTCTAATATTTCTAACATTTTATGCCTCCTAACTTTTTTATTTCTGAAATTGATACATTATATATTTCAGATAGCTTTTTAGCACGTTCCTTTGTAAGATATCCTTCTCCAGTTTCGATTCTTGTAAAATGTCTACAACTTATTCCTAGCTTTTTTGCTACAAAGGAAGGTAGTATACCCTTTGATATCCTCAATTCGCGTAATGTTTTTACTGCCATGGTTTACCTCCTTGTCTTTCATTGTCTATATTATGACAGAATTATAGACAAAAAGCAAACAAAGATATTCCTTTTTAATACCTTGAATTATCCATTTTAACCGTATGTAGTTAATTTATCTTTGCTTGTCTTGAATTTTGTCAGTTTTTTATATATAAACACAATGTATTTTGTCTTGATTTCTGACATAGTATAATGTATAATATTATGTAGTGAGGTGATTATGTGGAGTTAAAAGACAAAGTAAAAAAATACAGAAAAGAAAATGGATTAACTCAAAAACAGTTATCTGAATTGCTAGGGGTTTCCAGAACAAATGTGGCCGAAATTGAAAATGGAAGAATAAAAGGTACTGTGAAATTTATAACTAAAATGGCTGAAATAAGTAATACTCCAATAGCATATTGGAGTGGTGAGGAAATTGAAAATAACTACAAAACTTATGAAGCATTAGATGTTTTAATTGAAGCTATGTTAGATACTGAAATGATTAAAAATGATGGTAAGATAAATGAAGCAGCACAAAAGCTTATAATAGCAGTTCTGGAAAAGGAAGTTAAATACAAAATTCAAAAAAGAAAAGAAGAGCAGGATTAATTCCTACTCTTCTTTTCTTTTTCTTCTTCTCTTATTTTATTTAAACACTCTTCAAGTTTTTCTAATATTTCTTTCATACGTACCCCTCCTGAACTTTGTTATATATATTATAGAAGAATAACTAATTTTTTTAACAATCTTCTAAAATTTTATTTGGAGGACTAGTCCTTATCTTTTGCGCATCTTTAATATATAACTTTCCCTAAAAATATTCAAACAGATCTATTTGATAATTTGTTAATTTATCACTTTAAAAATTACTTCGCAATTTGCTGCTAATATTAAGCACTTTTTTATTTTTGCATGCTATAAAAAATTTTTTCCTTCATAATAGTTTGATTTTATGAAATAAAACATTATTAATAATTTTATTAATATTTAAGTATACTTATATGAATATTATCTAATATGCATTTTTTATTATTATATTTTACTAAGTTGTAAAAAAACTAGTTCTTATTACAAAATTATTATATCATAGCTAAATATTCCTAACGGGAATATTTTTAGATTTTTTACTACAAATTTCAACATTTTTTATATTGTAATTTAATTATTTTTGGGGTTAAGATTTAATAAAATTGAATTTTACAAAATATTTAATGAGGTGTTATGTATAAAGAATTAATTTTTAATTTGAAAGAGAAACGATTAGAAGCTAAAATGTCTCAGAAATATTTATCAAGATTGAGTGGCATAAGTCAAAGTTACATTTCAAAATTAGAACAAGGCTTGAAAAGTCCCACATTGAGAACTGTAAATAGACTAGCTTATATTCTAGATATAAATCCATTAGAACTATTTAAATAATACACTTTTAGTGCTGTACCGTACATCACCAAACTTACAAGTGTATCACTTTTATATATAATCTTTTTATGGAGGTGGTACGCTTGATAAAAAAGAAAATGCTAGAGTTTCCGTTACTATTTCTAAAAAATTATTAGAGAAAATTAAATATACTGCTGAGTATGAAGATAGATCTGTAAGTTATATAATATCTAAAATATTAGAAAAATATTATAATGAAGAAAATACTATATATGAGGATGAATAGTAATGTTTAATTTTAAAAAAGTTATTAAATAATACTAATACAAATATTCTTGCTTCAAATTCTAAAATCTATACAGCTGACTTAATTGTAAGTTATATAATTCGTAATCAACACTAGAATTAATCTAGTGTTTTTTAACTTAATATCCTAGAGAATTTAATTTGTTTAAAATAATACTGCTATCTCTTTGAGGATAATTGTCAAATTTATCTATCTTAATAGTTTTTCCAAAATAGTTTTCCTTACGTGTTCTATAGTACCATTCTCTAGCATTATCTATTGCTATAAATACATAGTTTAATGCTTTAGCTTTAGTTATACTTGTAGCATAATTTAGAACGTTTAATACTTTAGTTTTTATTTTAGTACTTTTAACACGTTTTATTTTAAATCCTTGTTCTATTATTTTTAACATTTCTTTTACACTAGCTATTTTTTCTTGATTTTCTAAATAAGATTTGTAATTGAATTTCTCAGTTGCATGATTCTGGCAACTGTTATTAGATAGAATATCTTTATCTTTTATAGTAGTTAGTTTATTGTTTTTATGGACATTCTCTAACTCTTGTACGCTAGTATTTTCAATATGTTGACTATCTTTTTTAGCAATACGTTTATTAGTGTATTTTTTTGTCTTGCAAAGAATTTTGGATGTATTGATCCATCTGTATTAAGTATATATTTATTATTAACACCTTTTCTGTCTACAAATAATAGTTTAGCTTTTTCTAATTTAAGTAGCCACCTCAACACTGTAGTTGATGAAACTTTTTTATAAGTAGTTTTTTCTCTACTTGCTTTTTTGCTTTGTCTTCTGTTCCATATTCTTGTTAAAGTTTCTTTAGGTATATCAATAACATTATTTTTTGAAATTCTAATAAGCCAACCATAGAATCCCATTAAGTTATTTTTAATCTTTCCATCTTTGAAACATGTATTAAATTTATACAGTGTATATTTTTTAAAAGTAAATTGTCCATAATTTTTCATAATAAAAAAACCTCCTAAGATCTGTACTAAAAATAACTAGTAAAAATCTTAAAAGGTTTTTAAAAACTATTGCATTATATGAATATATAATATATAATAATCATATAATTTAGTTATAAAAACTTATTAGTTTTTACTTGGAATCCGTTAGCATCTGCACACCGACCAAAGTTTGAAGATGTTAGCGGATGAGTTATTTTTTGTACATTTATTTAAATAACGCAACCGTTTTATATTTGTTTTTATGTATTTATATTACATTATAAATAAGAATATTGCAATATATTGTGGATAACTTTCTCATTTTTTTTAAAGATATAGAAAGTTATCCTTATTTTTTATTTGTAGTTAAAATGTTTTTAATATAAAACCATACCAGTCATATATACATATTATGGATAACTGTAATATAGGTATTAATTATACCTTGAAATGTATATATACTGCAATTCTTTATTAATGATAGTAATAATAAAATGAATAGTAATGTATGATTATAATTTATAAAATATCATGTATATTGGGATGCTCAAAACTTGTGTAATATATATGCATTCTTTCATCATTTATTTTTCTTTCAGGTATATATGGTCTTAGTATTAAAATACTAGGAAATATATTAGAATCTAGGTGTTTATATTTACTTTGAAAATGATTTGAATTATATATATCTAAAAGTTTTTCTTTATTAGTAAAATGAGTATAATCGATTTCTATTATTAAAGTATAAAAATAATCTTTATAAATAAATTCAGCTAAAACATCTAGTTCTCTATATGTTTTTTTACTATTTAATGTTTTAATACGATACTTAGGAATAAATTTTTTAATAGTTGCTCCAGTGAATATTAGTTCTGCGTATATATCAAACGCTTTAAGATCATGTAGACTTAGTTTCTTATCTAAAAAATAGATACACTCACTATGCATATCTTTTCTATATCTTTTTAAAAATTTATTCTCTGAAAGTTTTTTTAGACGCTTTCTAGCTTGTTGGTATCCCTCTTTGTTTTTATCAAAGAAAATTTTAGAACACTGATTAATTGTTATGCTTCCATATTCCTCAATAAATTTTAAAATACTTTTATCCCTTTTTGTTAAATACATGGAAGTTTTATTTTAGATTTAGTTTTTATTTTTGGAGGAATGGATTCTTCTGATGTATTTTTTATATTATTTTTTTCTAAATTTTTATTAAAGTAATTTGAATGACTAAGATCTATTTTGTCTTTAATAAAATTTTTAATCATATCATTATCAAGATATAGTGTTTTAATTAAATATTCATCATCAGCAATTACAATGGCTTCTCTATGAGGATTTAAGTAAAATGCTTTATCACTATCACAGACAACTAAAGAACTTGCTATATTAGTTTGTTTAAATGATACTCTACAATTAAATTGAGCTTTAAGACGAGGTGGCAAGCTTTCTTTATCAGGTCGTTGTAAACTGGTTAATATATAAATTCCTGTACAACGACATTGTTGAATTAGTTTAATTAGTAAATCTAGACATTTTTCTTTTAATTCTTTTTCTTCTTTAGAATCTAAATTATCAGGCATATAAGCAGTAAATTCATCCATAGCTAGGTAAATAAATCTCATTTTCTTTTTTGGAAATGTTTCATTCCATTCAAAAATTGTATCTATAAATTTATTTTTTATTGAGTTAAACATAGAGATTCTTTTTTGCATTACATTATGAAGATATTCAAACATTCTATAACTTTCTTCTAACGTTGGAGCATATCCTCTACACTGTGTACAATTTTTGAATTTTCTTAGATCTTTTTTATCAGATATTTGACTTAAAAAAATTTCTATGGAATTATTATCATAATAGTGAATTAGATTTGTTAAAGCTGTAAGTAAACAATAAGTTTTACCTGAAGAATTAATCCCGCTGTAAAGTAAATGAGGTAAGTCTTTCATGCTAACTATCACATCTTGCATAGTATAAGTTTTTCCTAAATAAAGTTCATAAGGTTTTACAAAAATAGGCTCAAATTTATAATTATCATTTAGAACTGTTGTAATAATATCTAGAATTGCAATAGATTTATTAGTTGTACTTTGTTTAATAGTTATAACTGCATTATAGTAACTTTCCAATATATCCTTTGTTTTTTTAACTTATCTATCCCTAATCCTTTTATATCTATAAAAAATTTATATCCTATTTCAGTTTTTTCTATACTCGATATGATGTATTGCAATTTATTTTCTTCCATTAGTTTATTAAATTCTTTTTTTATTTTTATAATATCTCTGTTTTTATATTTATCCCAAGCATACATTATTAGTCCAGCAGTAGCAAATTCAGTAATCATTTTCTTACCTTCCTTGAACTATTGTTATTGCACAAAACTGTTGTTATTCCCATGCATAATAAGCTTAGTGTAAATAATCTTTCTGATGATATACTATTTAAAAAAGATAATATTAGTTTGTCTAAAATAAATAAATCCATAATAAAATAATCCTCCTGTATAATTATTAAATATAGTGTCTAAACTATATGTAGAGGGAATGAAAGAGAATTTAGCGACTATGATTGGTCGTTAATGTGTATACCCTCTTTCATTAAAAAATAAGCTATGATTGGCTTATTTGTGATATCATACTGCTTGATATAGTACGTTGTTTAGTAGAAACAATTATACTAATAAACTTATCTATTTTGATAAGTTGTTTACGAGATAAATATTTAGATTTAAGCTTGGTATAAATCTCGTGTGCGTCATTCTCAAATTTTTTGTATCGAAAATCTTTGAGGTGACGATTTTTAAATAGTGCTTTATTAAGCATAGATTTAATCTGAAGTATATCTTCTCTATTAAGTAGCCTATTCCTCATCGCATAATTAAAATTTCCTTTAGTGGCTATATATTGAGGATATACTTCTTTGTCATATAATATTTCTTCTACATTAGTTTTAGTATGTGGAACTTTATCATTAATAAGACATTTAATTAAAAAGTTTAGCATTGGTATAACACCTTTCTATAGTAAATTTCATATAACTTTAATCTTTTGTTATATGTACAGTAGAGATTTATTTCTCTACTTTTTTATTTTCTTTATTTTCTAGATAAAAAGCTATACATTCTTTTATAAATTCGCTCTTCTCTTCTTTTTCCATAACTTTAATATATAGTTCCATATCTTTAGATTTTTTTTTAAAAGATAAATTAAAAGTAGGCATAGTTTAGTTACCTCCTAATTAATAAATGCACTTGAATTATTTAATTTATAGTTATATATTATTCAAATCTTGCACAAATGTTGCCTGTCCACATGAATATATTTTTATGAAATTGTTGAGAATTAAAAAGTGAGGTGATATATATGTTGCGAAAGACACATCTGGCAACAGGATTGGCAGCTACATCTGTTTTTATTAGAACACCAAAAGATTTTCTTATAGTTGGATTGTTTACTGCATTAGGATCTTTAATGCCAGACATAGATGCTCCTGCTGCAAATGTATTAAAAAGATTAAAATATATAAGTTATTTAGTTATATTATCTTTTATTTATATATTTTTTAGTGATAAAGTTATACCTTTTATTATTATTGCTATATTAACTGTATTTGCAGCTACAAGAAAGCATAGAACATTTACGCATAGTATATTATCTATGTTAGCCTTTACAGCTTGTATAGCTTGTATAAGCGTAAAAGGAGCAATGTTCTTCATAGTCGGATATGGATTGCATTTATTCTGTGATAGTTTAACTGTAATGGGAGTACCGGTATTTTATCCTTTTATTGAAAAGCGATTTAGCTTTAGTGTGATTAAAACTGGAAGTAAGGAAGATAGGATGTTAGGAGCATTATGTATGTTGATATTTTTTGGAATTATTGCAATATAAAAAGAGCTGGCATAGTGCCAACTCTTTTAAATAAAGTCATCATCATCTTTTTCAGCAGCTTCTTTTATAAGTTCTTTATTTTTATCATTGCTTGAATCTATATTGTTAGGAATTATAGCAATTTTACTTACAGCTTCTTGAATTTTATCATTTATAAATTGTTCAATGTTATCTAGATTGTTGGATATTTGATTATTTTCAATTAAACCAATATCTTTTTTTATAAGATCTACTATATATCTACTTTTGTTTTTTTTCATACTGTTTAGTTTTTCAAAAACTTCTTTATCTGATTCTGGAATAGAAAAATTTATTTTATAAGCCACGAAATCACTCCTAATTTAATTTTACATCCATCCAATTGTAATTACCCTCAACATTAGCAAATTGAGCATCTTCTATTACCTGAGCATTATCTATAGTATTTTCAATTACATCTTTTATAACTTTTGAAGTAGCTCCACTAAATACTACTAAATCATAGTCATCTGTGAAATGTTTGGTTCTAACAGATGTTAAAACTTCATCTAAGAATTTTTCTTTTACTGATTTTATTTCTTTTACTGAATTTTCTATTATATTTTTCCCTTTTTTATAATATCCAGTATCTAGACAATCATTTAATTTTTGAACATTTAAAGGTCTACCATCGTTGTATTTATTTAATGCATCATTGAGTAATGTGTGAAGTCTTTGCATTCCAAGTGTATCAGTTATTTCACTAGTTTGTATTACTTTAAGTCTGTTTATAGCACAAGCATTTAGATTCAAATATCCTAAATCAATTGATAATACATTTTTAGATTTAAATAAAGCAGTATCTTTATATAAAGCACCAGTACCCTCTGGTCTAACAGCTACTTTAGTAATTATAAAAGTATAATTTTTATCATTTACTTTTATGTTAACTTCACCTTTTAAATTTTCAGCAAATTCAGTTTTGAATTCTTTATTATTAGCTAGTGTTGCAGGAGCAGTTACAGATAGTATTATTTCATTATCTGTTTTGGGTTCTATAGCATTAGTTATTGCAGTATATATAGCTACTTTGTGCAAATCAGTATTCTTACTGTTATTATTATCTTTATCAGTATAGCTATCACCTATACCCCATCTGTTGCCCTCAAATGTAATTTCAAAATTATTATCAGAAACCTCTACGTCTTCTTCATCTCTAAGAATTCTTCCACGAGTAGCAAATGCATCTTTTATAATTCTATCTCTTAATTTAAAGCAATATTTAGTTTCTCCTTTTCCAGCATCTACTGATATTAAAATTTTATTATCCAATCAAAACACACCTTTCTTTAAAAGTTCTTTAATTTTTACATAATTATTAAAGAATAATTCTTTAAAAGTTCTTACTTTATTATTTATTATACACTATTTTTATTAAAAAGTTAATAATTTTCTTCAATTTTTCTTTATGTTTTCTTTAAAAGTTAAAGAAAATTTCTTTAATTCTTGTGCATTTTAAAATAAGTATACTATACGAAATATAAAATGTAAATATATTCCATTAAAATTTATATATGTTATACTAATGTTATATAAAAAACCTGGGGGAATTATTATGGATAGAAAAAAATTTGATGAGATGAGCGTAAAAGCACAGATAAATTATGTCAATAGTAAACTAGAGACAGGGTACACATTAACTAAACTATGTAAGAAAATACAAATAGGGAGGTCTACAGTACGAAAAAGATTTAAAGGAAAAGGATATGAATTTAACAAGGACTTAAATAAATATATAGGTTATAGTAAAGTTGATGATATAATATTAACTGCTAAAAATGCTAAAGTACTTGATAATACTCATGTTAATAAAGGTTATAGTAATAACTTATATATAACAAAACAACTAGAGGAAAATAGAGTTGCAGAACGGGAATGTGCTTATGATGTTGAAGATACAACATTAGATAAGCTATATAAAAATACAGATGATATATTAAAAATGTTAGAGTGGTGGAAAAATAAAAGTATAAAAAATAGTATAGATATTTCTAGATTAAATAATTATATAAATAAAACTAAGACAAGATCTTTTAATATTAACATAGATATATTAGATAAGTTCGTTAGATATTGCAATAAACATAAAGAGTATCAGCAGACAGATTTAATTTCTATAGCTCTATTAGATTTTCTAGATAAGTATAAATAAGATTTCTAATATCACATTTTTAAGAATTACTAGTTTTACTTGTCCAATTGTTTATATCAAAATCTCTGAATTAAAATCTTCTGTTTTCTAATTAAATTCCCTATATAAAAAAGTATAGGGGATTTTTCAAAATATACCATGTAAATTCCCTATATAGGAAATTGAATTGTCAAATACTGATTTTTACTATGTTTCTATAACTTTTTAACTCTTTAAATTTATATGGGGATTTATCGAAGATTAGCACCCAAGTTAATAATTAAGCAGAAAAAAACTAGCATTCTATTGAAATGCAAATACTTTATGAAAGCTTGAATACTATGCTAAAAAGTATAGGGAATTTTATAAATATAAAAAAGCTCTAGGGTTAACCTAGGGCTTTGGGTTCTTCTAATAAATCTAGTTTAAAAATTATTGATTATTTACAAATTATTATATATACTTATAATATATACAATAATGATTGGGAGGAAATTTAATGAAAGATAAAATATATAATACCTTTTGTTATATAGTTAATTTTTTTCTATTCCTATCAATCTTATTAAAGGTTTTTAGAGCTATTCTTAATACATTATTTAAAAATTATTATATTCTAAATTATACTTTTTTTAACTTGGTTATTTTAAGTATAAGTATATTTATTAGCATTTATGTATTAAGAAAAGTATATACTCCTATTAATTATTTTCATTTCCATGAATAATTTCTGCTAAATTAATAACATTACTAACATTATCTTCATTAACTTCCAATCTTCTTGAGTTTTCGGCTAAATCCATAAGTTCTTTTTGTATTTGTATTTGTTTTAATTGTCTATCTACTTCCTCATTCTTTATTTGAGAACTTGTTTTTCGCCATTCAATAATAAAATTTAAAAATGATTTAAATATATCTGGTCCATATTTTCCTGTACAAATAGTACCTACAATAGATAATAATGCTCCTAAATTATGATTTGATGATAAAAAATTAATGGCATCATTAATAATAAATTGGAAATCACCTGGTGAATTTAAATCTACTTTTCCTGTTACTTTAATATTCTCATCTTCAGATTTAACTACCTTTGTAATTCCTAGTATAAACTCTGCTAAAGTAGTAGTATCAATATTTTTAGTAGTTTCTATTGGTATTACTAAATTTAATTTATTTTCGTGTGTATATAATGTATATATACTTCTTAAAATAAAATCAGAATATTTGTTTATTTTACTTAAACCATGGTATGATGCTAAAACTTTATATAGATTAGGATTTAATCTGTCTCCGCTTATAGTTTTTAATTTTTTTATAGTTCTTCTTTTCTTATAAGGACATTCAATATCAATTCCATAGTCCTCTCCACTATCTATTCTAGATATTACTTCAAGTTCTTTTTTATAGTCTAAATTTTTTTCAAAATAATCGCCGACTATAGCAAACATAATTTTTTCATTATGTGCACTTGGTATCATAACTATATCCCCAGGCATCATTTCATTAATAAATTTATCACATTTGTTAAATATAGCTGTTCCTTGTTTAGTTTTATATATTTCTTTAATATTATTTTTAAGGTTTTCAATATTATCTATATTTTCTTCATTAATATTTTTAGAATCTATATAGTTCCAACCTAATGCTATAAAATTATTTTCAGAATATTCATCATAAAATATTCCTTTTTTGGTTCGTACCAACCAAAAATTTATATCGCCTGATATTTCCTCTATATTTAGAATATTTTTAAATTTAATATATTCATCTCTCATTGTTAATCACCATACTTTCTTTATATGTTATAAAATATATGGTACAATGTAATAGTTCATATTTTATAACGCATATTTTTTCTATTAAGAACTTACGTGCTTGCAACACTTAGTAAGTTCTTTTTTATTGTATAATATTTTCTATAATTAGACAAGGTTCTCAAAAAATAAGAAAAACCTCTGGATTTTCTCCAGGGGCTAAATTATCTTAAACAAGTAGCTTTCTTAGGTATCCATGCCTTTATACCTTCTATGTCTAATAAATAAAATTCTAATTTTTCATCTATAGCGGTTACTAATTGATCTCTATAGAAAAATTTAGCTATATTCATGAATTCATCTCTTATAAATACAGCAGCTGTATCATATTGCATTTTAAGTAGCAATGGTTTAAATTCTTTAACTTGTGCTTGTATACTAGAAATGCTGTGTCCTAAAATACCCTCTGCTATAGCCTTGCCTATTTTGTCGTAACCAATATTTTTATAAATTTCAATGTCCTTTGTAGCTTCTACGAAACATACTTCTACAATAATGGCACTCATGGACGTATGTTTTATCTCAAACAAACCTCTTGTAATTCCATCTTTAACACCTCTGTTTTTAAATCCTAAGTTAGCAATATTATTCGTAATTGTTTGAGCTATATCCTTGCCAGTCGTATTGTTTGTGTTTGTCCAGGTTTCCGTGCCTAGTGCTCCATTATAACTATTATAAGCATTGTTAAAATGTATGGATACAAATAAATCAGCCCCCCAATTATTAGCCTTTGATACTCCATAATTCAAATCTGAATTACTATCCATATCTCCTGGAGTAACATCTATAACATTTTTTCCTGCTGTTTTTAAATATTTAATTACGGCATCTTTTACTTTTCTATCTTCTATTGTTTCGCTAATAATTCCATTTGCTCCTAAGGCTTTAAAATTATGTCCTCCACGTACTGCTATATTATCTATTCTCATGTTATTACTTCCTCTCACATCAAATTTGTTTAAATGATATTTGTCTATTAAATCTAAAATCTTATTAACATAGTTAGGATCTGTTGTATATCCTCCATTAAAAATTGCATTAATTTGCTCAATGTAGTCCTTAGCCGTAAAAACACCAGCTTCTGTATACCATTCTTTCTGTAAGAATTTCGCATGATCTAATATGCTTTCAGCCCAACTATTATAAATCCTGAAAGGTTGTTTAACTGTTATAGTTCCATTCCTTGTCCATTCTTTAGTTTCCATATTGGCAACAGGTCCATCCCAATCCCTAAGTGCTTTTATTCCAAAAAGATTGTTATATGTTTTCGCTAAACTGCTTTCTCCCCACCCACTCTCCAAGATAGCCTGACTTATTGTTACACTAGCAAAAATCTTATATTCTTTTTGAGTTTGTGTTGCTACATCTTTGATTTTATTAATAAATTCCATCTGTTTATCCATAGTAACCTCCCTTCTATTTTTTTATTTCTTTTTTATTTCCTTCTTTAAGTTGTACCAAAACATCTTTTAATGCGTCAGGCACTTCCAATCCAAGCTTAACTGCATTTTCTAAGATACTTATTCCCTCTATAGCTACATAAAAATATATAACTAAAGTTCTAAATACCCATCCTTGCCCTATAAGTCTATCCAAGCATACTGCTAATATTAAAATAATTAATATTGTAAACTTCTTAGTTAATCCTCTAAAGCCTTTGGAACTGCTTAAATTCTTATCCTTGTAGCCACACATAATACCCATAATGTAGTCTAAAGACATAGCAGTAATTAATACTATTAAAGCTATGTCCCACGTTCCAAATAGCCATGTCAAAGCTGTACCTGCTGCTGCAATTATTGTGTTAAAAATATTCTGTTTATCCATTCATCATCCTCCTTTGATGCACAAATAAAAAAATAGCTTAAAGGAACAAAACCTTTAAGCTATTTTTATTTGAGGCTTAACTATTATTTTTTAGTTTAAGAATAATATATCTTGTTTAGTAGGTAAATTAATATATTTTATATCAGTATTATTTTTTTCATGTTCTAAATTAACTGCACATATTCTACTATTTGATGATAATTTAAAATAATATGTTAAACTTTCTGAACACATACATGATATACATAATGTTCGCTCGTAAGACGGTTCATTTTTTTCTTTTATTATACCATCTGGTACATCAACAGATGAAAAATTATGAAACATTTTAGTAATACCGTCTAATTCATTTTTACCTTTTACTGCAAATTGTTTAATAAATGCAAGTCTAACAAAACGTGAAACAGGTGTATAATCTCCAGGTAACCCTAAAGCTCCTGATCCTTCTCCAAATTCAGAGATTTCATAATTAACTACATTTTGAGGTGGTCTAGCTTCATTACTAGTTCCTAAATAATTTCTTAAATTTTGTTTTTGCCAAGAATAATTAGGACTATTTGTTAGAACACCAATTGAATTCCTATGAATACTTATACCTCCTTTATCTGGTTCTATAATAATAGCTTCACCACTTGCATCTGAAAACATATAATGTACAGGCATTGCTTCACCTTTAATTAATTCATTGGTAAGATTTATATCTTTAATTTTAATTAATAGTTCATTTAAGTTTGCACACTCACCTAAAATATACGTAACAAAAAATGCAGGATTTATATTTATGGCATTTGGACTTTTTTCTTTATTATAATAAGCAAATTCAGGATAATACAATAGCGCACCCATAAGCCCCTTTTCATTTATACCCTCACTTAAAATAGGTGTACCTACTTCTAAAATACCCATACCAACGTAAGAATATTTAGTCTTAGCAATATTATTAGTATCATTGACTTCTAAATTAATTGTATAATTTTTAGGAATAACTACTATTTTATTTCCTTCTAAATTTCCAAATTGATCATAAGTACGTCCTAATAAATGTTTATTATCTTCTGTTGACCATGAAAAACTACTACAAGCAAAATTCATTATTTTCCCAACTCCTTTAAAATTAATTTTGATGAAACTTTAAATATCACATCCTTTTTTAAACTATGTTATTAAATTGTAAAATATGCCAATTTTACAATTTAATATTTATATATCAATCCATTTTTTCAAAAAATTTATCTTAAAATAAAAAAGACTTCTGAAAAGTCCTGATCTATTGCGCAACAATTATTTAAATTATAAAAACCTCCAATTATATGGAGGTTTTTAATCATATTTATTATTTATTTACTTTAGTTAATCCTAGTGTATATAGCTCTCCATCTATACGGTATTGTAAAGTAGCAGATTTCCAATTTTTAGGGATTAATGTCCAATCTATTGTTACCTCTCCACTACTAGTATCTTTATTTACATCTGAATAAACTTCATTTCCATTTTGGTCTTTACATACTAATTTTACTTTATAATTAGTATCACCTTTACGTTCAAAATTCATTTTAGCAGTTATATTATTATCATCATCAACATAACATGTCATATATACTCCATTATCATCAAATGCAAGTCTTTTAATATCTTTATTTTTCATTAATTCTCCATCACAAAACATTAGAACATTTACACGATCCCAATCTCTTATATTGCACCAAGTAACTTCTCTAGAGGTAACTAAAGAATCATCTTCTATTTTATTTCTTCCAACTTGCCTACCTCTATGATCATAATATGTTGCATAAATTCTAAATGAGTGTTCTTCACCATCCCTTGATTTCATTGAAGCTACAATATCACTATTATTGTCATCAACATATGCATCGGCATGTACATCTGCTGTAGATGCAAAAGCTGTTACGGATATACCACAAAACAACATCATTGAAAATAATGCTAGTCCAAATTTCTTTAAAAGTTTCATAATTTTTACCCCCCTAGGTAATTTTATAGAATCTACTTTGAATAATACATTAGAAAAGTTATATTTTCAAATATATGGTGTATACCAATTAATTACTTATTTTGATTATAATAGAGTAAATCATACTTATTGTATTCATATTGTTAAACTCATAATTTGATAATTTTTTACAAATAATATATAATATTATATCTAATAAAGTATTAAAAATAATGATATTTTTTCATTATACAGTATGTTCGTCATGCTCTGTTTCTTCTTTATGTTCTATAACTGTTACTTTATCTTTATTTAACTCTGGATTAACTTTATTTATTAGTGATGTATATTCTTCTAAAGTAATCTGATTATATGCATAGAAAACATTAAGTTTCTTAGTCATGTCATCCTTTTCAAATCTTCCGTTGGTTATTAAATTTTCTAATATTTTATAAAAGCTCATTATAAATTCCCTCCTACAATTTCTTTATATTTTTGATTTACTAAAATTTCTTGTGTATTTAGTAACTGTTGTTTTAATTGTTCTTTTTCTTTTAAAATATCTTTATTAATATCATACAATTCATCAAAAACAACTTTCCCATATTCAATATGAAATTTCTTAGCCCTATCAAACTTATCCTTATCTTGTCCATAATCCATATCTAAATATTTTAACTCCATATCTTCTAATTCTTCCGCTACTTGGACACATAATATATCTGTCTGCTTTGTAGTTTTGTTTTCTTTGTAAATTATTCTACGTTTCATTTAATCACCACCCTAATGCATATATTTCAATACCAAATATGTTTGAATTATTTAACACAATTGTTTGTTTATCTTCTTTTAACTTAAATTCTGAGAAATTGTAACCATAACCATCTACAACATTAAAATTTTCTGGTTCAACATAATAATCAACCCTTTTAGTGTCATTAGGAATAAATATATAATGGTCACCAATTGAAGTATTTATAATGTCTTTGTCAAACCATGTTTGATATACCATTCCATCATGTGAACCTTTGTAGCCTTTGTATTTAACTAAAAGAATTGTAATTTTGAAAGGTACTTTCAATTCTGAAATAAAATGATCATAAGTTTTATCACCCTTCCAACTCCATGTTTTAAATGGTAAGATACCAACGGATTGAATTATTGAAGGTAAATCATCTTTAATCTTAGGTGCTACTGTTTTTATTACCTCTTTCATATCGTAATCATCTAAATCATTTATACCTTTAACTTTAATCCCACTATAGCATCCTTTACCTAATTCTTGTGTGTAGGGTTTAGGTATAATTTCTTTACTTCCCATATTAGGCATTGTTCCAGTTTGCATTACTCCACTATCATTTGTAAAAGTTTTTCCTACAAGAACTTCACCTGCTTGTACATTCCCTTGACCTAATTTTATATCTGTAATTGCATCTGTAAGGTCTTTAAAATCTTTACTCTTGGGCATTACTTTCTTGCCGATAATGGCAGAATAAAGACTATCTTTCCCATTATCGACATTTGTAAAAAGCTCATTCACGGATTCTACTAAGTTATCTTTATTAGTAGTTTTTAAATCTTTTATATTTCCTATTTTCTTCACACAATCTTCATATTGCGTAGTAACGTCTTTTTTAAATTCTTCTAAATTAGTACCATCTGCTGTTTTAATATCTGTTGCTTTTAATACAATAGCACCAGTCTTATTATTTACAGAAGTTACTGGAATTTTAATGTCTTCTAGTTGCTTATTAAAATTTTTAATATTCTCATCTATTTTTTCTTTTAGAAATTTATCATTTTCAAGTAATTTTACTTGCCTTTTATTAAATTCATCAGCATGCCCTGGAGTACTCTTATTATACTCTTCTACAGATTCATTAAATTTAAAATCACACATATTTACTCACCTTCTTTCTAAAATTCATCATCAATTTGAAAAATCATTTCCATATCAGCATCTTTATATTTATTACCAAAAGTTTTTATAGCTACTAAATCACCTTCACTATCTACTAATCCTATTTCATTTATATTTTTATCTGCTAAATCTTCTTTACATAATTTGCAACTGTATCTACAAGTAGTGTTGTTAGGATAAGTATGTACATCTATAGTTTTTTTTAAGATCTGATTTTTTAATTTTGTCTCTTCTCCTAATAGAGGTATAGGTTTGCCTTCTTTATTAGCTCCCCCGTCTCCAAAAACCATATGTGTAATTTTAGGTAAAGTAATATCTCCTGCTCTAGCCTTTACCATTTTTTCTCTAGCTTTATTTGTTGTAACTGCGTTAGCCACTATAGTTCCTCCTCTCTAATCTCTGCATTTAATAATTTTGAGCCATCCAAATTATAAATTCCATCTAAATACCATAGATTTTTTTCTATTGTTATAGTAGATTTTAATATTTCTTTCTTATAAATAAAAAATCTATTTGTATTACTTAATTCTATTGGTTCAAAAAAATTCATATTTCCATTCAATAAATTTAATCCATTTAATAGCCATTTACCATCTAAAATTAAAGGCATATTTCCTCTAAAATTTAAGAAAAATCTATTAACTAAATTTAAGTTAAATATTTCTTTATTGATAAATATTGTTATAAAATCTTGTATCCAATGCAAATGTGAAGGTTTAATTTTATTTACAATATTTATTAAATCTCTATTATCTGCTATATCATCAATTTTACTTGTAACTTTAAAAGTATATTGTGCTATGTTTTCTTCGATTAATGTATTTGCCATAATATAATTTTTAATTATACGAGACATGTTTTCGGGATTTATAGGATATCTTGTTTGCATTTTAGCTATTATTTTTCGCCTTCTTTTATTTATATCTTCATTAGTATTTGTTGCTAATCCTATTCTTTGTTCCCAGAATCCAAGTCCCCAAGTAGCTGTTTGTGGAAATAATTGTAGTAAAACTTCCTGTGCTAATTCTTCAGCACTGTCAAATTCATGTCCTATAGCTTCATATATAGCTTGTTCTATATTACTATCTTGATACATAGGAGTTATATGTTGTAACATCTCATTGCCCTTCTTAGATGCTATCAATATGTTTCACCTCTCCTGCTATAGCTACTTGGTCTACTAGCTTAATATTAGAAATAGCATCATTTACAGTTAAGTTAGTGTAGTCTGTTATTCCTTGTTTATCTAAAAGTATAGAACCAATAATAGTATCTATAGCCTTATACAGTACTGTTCCACCTATATCTATAGTAGATAGATATTTATTTATTTTATCTTTTAATTTATTCAAGACATCTTTGGAATTATATTCTTTCATAAACTCAAATTTAGCTTTTACATTTATATTTAATATACTTGGAGTAGCTATTGTTACTATTGAACCTGTAGGAGCTTTTCCACCTCTATTTTGTCCTTTAGGTACTATTGGTGCTATATATTTTTGTACTGTATCTATGAGCTCTTTATTTGCTGGTTGCCCATTTTTATCTAATATTAATACCTTAACTGTTCCTGCTCCATTCCATTCAGATATTACATAAACATAACCAACTCCTGGTACTTCTTTTGCCCATCTTATATAATCTGTATCTGCACCACTAAGCTGTTCTTCTAAATCTGCTTTCATTACTCTTTCACGAAAATGTTCTTCATCTTCTATATCAGTTCCACCTGTAAAATTATTTTCATTTGTTACAGATTCTACTCCATTTATAGGAGTAATAAGAACTGTTAATGTATTATGTAATACATTTCCTATAGTTCCAGGAACTAAACATTTGGCTTTTACAGTAGTAATTCCACTTTCTTTTATTATCTTAGTTTCTATAAATTCAAACTCTATACTTTCTTTTTTATCGTTTGCAGTTGTTCCAACTACTTTTCCTTTTTCTATTACAGTACCAGACTTGCCTTTTACTTTAATTATTCCAGTAGCATATGTTGCTGGATTCTTAAAAACTCCTTTACATTCTCCTAAGTATTCAAGCCATACTCCGTAACTTGTTTGTGGGAAAGCTAACTTTAATATATTTTGTAATTTTAATTGCACCAACTCGGCTTTTTCTTCAGCAGTAGGTCGTGTATTATCCCAGAAAAAATCCCCTGGTATAGTAGAAACATTAGGAGGTGCTTTTCTTAACATTCTTTCGTGTATATCATCTGCAGTTTCATTTAAAAAATCAGGAATAGGTAAATCTCTTTCCAATCATATCACCTCACTTTAACTATATTATCGAGAATGGTTTTTTCATAAGTTGTAGTTAAAACCTCAAATATATAGTATAATTCTTCCTTATTATTAGACCATTTAAATTTAAAATTTGTAACATCTTTTGTTTTAGGATGCACCATTAAGGTTTCTATTGTCATTCTTTTAATTTCTAGTTCTATAGCAGGTTTTGATAATCCACTCCCTATAATACTTTTAAACTCTTGTCCATATAAATCATCGTAGGCGAGTTTATAGCGTGGAGTTAATAGTGCTTTATTACACCATTGTATATAAGCTTTAAAAGCATCACATTTAGCGATAGTCCCATCAGGATTTTTAACAAACTCTCTTTTTTTAAAGTCAAATAAATAAGAACCCTTAAATTCTGAAGGTTCTTCTAACAATTCTTCTATATTATTTTCTTCAAATTCAATACTTTCTGGGAATAAGTTAGGCATTTATTACCCTCCCGACTACTATAAACTCATTTCCTACAGTTGTTACTAATACTCTATCTCCTTCTTTTAATGCTTTTAAGTTATTTGGAGTTTTAAGAATGTGACTATGAGTATATGTTCCTGCTGCTTCTGTAGTATATTCATCTTTTAAATTTAGATAATCTAATATCATATAGTCTTTAATTTCATATTTGAATTTGTCTAATTTAAGTCCACTAGATGTTATTGTTCCAAAGCCTAATGAAGAGAGGTCATTACCTATAGCTTTGTTTGTACCACCTTTGATTTCTCTAGCTAATTCATTAAAAATCGTCACTGTAAAATTCCCTCCTTATATAGTCTAAAGTTCCTAAATTCAAATTCATTTTTCCAGGATATCCAAGTTCGTGTGTTACATCAATAACATATAAAAGTTGCCCATTTAAACTTACTTTATCTCCTGCTCTTATTGTATTTATATCTATGCCACTTACAGTAAAGGTATCTTTTCCTGTATTAAATAATAAATCTGCTCTTTTCTTAGCTTCAGTTCCATTTTTTATTTTTTCATCTTGAACTATTTTTGAAGTGTTCCATAGTTATATCTGTTAGTAGAGTCTATATATGTTCCTACAATAGGAGTTTTTTTACCTTCTTTTTCTTGTCCTAAAACTTTTATTTTAGTTATAGTTCCTTCTAAACTACTATGTTCTTGAATATCTTCAGCTATAGTTTCTAATTTCCAAATAATTTTATTACTTCCTAATTTTAAAATGTTTAATTTATCTAACATTCTAATATTATACAAATCTCCACCTTTTTGAGCAGTTTCTTTCAAATCTTTTTTTATCATATCAAAGATAGTACTTTTATAAACTGCTTTAGATAATTTTATATTAGTGTTAACTAGCCACGCACAAGGTATTCCCCAATCATTGCAATATTTTTCTATACGTTTAGTAGCTGTAAGACCATCTGAAAAGAGATATTCATCTTCTGATTGTTCAAGATAAACAGTTCGTTCTTTACAAACCGTTGTTATATGCTTAACTATATTACCAGATTTATTAAAATCCCATACAATACCTTTAAATAATTGAATAGGTTGTTTGGTTTCAAAATTAGTATCCCAAATTTCCATAGGCATACCTTTTCTAACTCTGATTTCAGCTAATTTTGGTGTTTCTACCAAATTGATATTTGCTGTATAAGCTATACCATCTATAGCTTCATTTAAAGTTATTCCTTCATCTAAATCTTGTATTTTATATTTGTTATTTAATATTAAAATCATATTATCAATCTCATTCCTGGATATACAATATTTGGATTTTTGCCTATAACATTTTTATTTTTATTATATATAATTTTCCATTTGGATCCTTTACCAAGTTTACTCTTAGCTATTTTATAAAGAGTATCACCAGGTTTTACAATGTATCCTCCAGAAGCACTATTCCTCTTAGGTCTGTTGTTTTTTAATTGTACTTGCTTACTTCCATTGCTTATAACAGGTAATGATTCTATTTTAGGCTCTCGATAAACTCTAAATGTAAGAGTTATATACTTATCATCACTTTCACCAGCACGAATATCTTCTGGAAGTTCACTTATAATTACTAACTCATTTATATTTAATCTAGTAATTACTAGTCTTATAGGTTCTTTTTGCTCCATCCATTGTTCTAATTTTTTTATTGTATCTTCAGCTTTATGAATATCAAGATATCTACAGAAACTATCAGGTCTTCCAGGTAAAATAGTATTAAAACTTATTTCTTTTATTTTTTTACCACATGGTGAGCTAAAATCAACTTCTCCAAAGTTAATTAAGTCTACGGTTTCAAACTTTTTACTTCTATTAATAGTTAAAGAATCAATTGGATTTACAGGGAAATGAAAAAACATACAATCTTCATCATGTATATTTTTAATATATACATCTAATTCAGGATCATCTAATTTTCTAAATTCTTTAGATAAACTTGAAAATTCACCATCATATATTATTTTTAATCACCTCTTTTATTTAATAAATAAAAAAGAACCGCATAAGCGATTCTTTTATCTAATTTTTCAAACTTGGTAATATCCATACATCTTTAGCTTTATCAACTATTTGATTTCCGACTGTATTTCTATTTTTTATAGAATCTATTAAATTTTTATCTAACGTAAATGAAATAACTTTGCTTTCTGAACCATCTTGCATATCAGCTACGGCCCAATAATCTATTGAATCAAATTTATCTGCTCCTTGATTTAAAATTAAATCCTCCATATTAAAACCATTTTGATGTATTGTAGTTTTATTATTATAACTTGGACTTATTTTAAATTTTATAGTTAACTTCTTCCCTAGCTTAATAGCTTCTAAAATTTGACCAAATCTAGGTTTATAATCTGCTGTAACAGTTTTAGGTGTATTTTTATCTTCTATGGATTCTTGTTTCTGACTTACTTCTTTTGTTTTATTAACTGGCTCAGTTTTTACTTTGTTTTCACTAGTAACCTTTTCTTTTGAAGTAACATTAGAATTACCTAATGTATTTTCATCTCCACATCCTATAAGTACAACCGACATTATTATAGTTAAAAAAGCTATTAATATCTTATTCATTTAGTATTCCCCCAATAAATCAGTTAATTTTGTTGTTTAGTATCATTTAATTTATTCTGTTTATACCAGAAGAGTAGTCTACAAATATAATTATTTCTTTTCTATAACTGTTGCAATTATTTTAGGATACCCTGTCTTACTTTTCACTTTATTAACTGTTCCATAAATTCTAACTATATCTCCATCCTTAAATCCTTCTTTACTAAAAAGATTAGTAATATGATACAATCCATATCCTTTACCTTCTTTCTGTTTTAATGAAAAGGATGGAAATACATCCATTACCTTTTTATAATCTACGCATGATATTTTCCCTTCGGCAAATACTTTTAAATTTGCATTTTCTTTTTCATGACCATTAATTTTCACGAAATCAGCTTTTACAGCTTCTTTCTTAAGCTTTTCATTTAATTCTTGTTGAGTAGGCTCTTTATTTTCCTTTTTTATATCTTTAGATTTTGATTTTATTTCAGTATTAGTTTTATTTTCTGTTGTAATATTAGAGGATGCTTTTTTATCTCCACATCCCACAAGAGCCAATACCAACATACTGCTAAAAATAGCTATGCATATTTTCTTCATAAAACCCCTCCTAATGTTGTATATTATAACATAATTAGGAGAGTAATAATTATTTTTTTATATTTTTAAGTGATTGCTTTAATTTATATGCAAATTGTTTAGCCGATTCTTCTACTATTTTATCTATATCAGCTTCGTTATTAAATTCATTATTAACATCTACATTAATGCTTGTGTTACCTCCGCCACCTATTGCAAGCTGTGGCTTAGCTATATCAAAGTGTGGCCTTGATTTTTCTTGTGGTATTTCATCATTTGTAGTTTCTAAAAATTGCTTAGATTTTCTGTGATTTAATACCTTTTCTCCACCATTGAATAATTTCTTTTGTCTACCAATAACTATTTCAAAACCATGTTCAGCTACTTCGTGTATTCCAGATGTAGCATAGTTTGTTCCTGTTGCATATCCTTGCTCCTTCATCTTTAAAAATTCCTCTGTTGTCATTTGCTTTTTAGGATCAGATGTTTCTTTTTTACTAGTAAAAATATTGTGAAAAAAGTTAACAACACAATTATGTTCTTTGGGATTCCAGTTATCCCAAGTTGATTGCATACGCTGAGAATTAGAAATAACTTCTCCTGTAGTTGTGTTTACATCCTTAGAAATAGTACTATCCATACTAGTTATTTGCTCTACTGCTTGACTTCTAGTTTCTTCAGCACTTTTTACTAATCCATCTCTTTGTCTAATAGAATCTTTAATTAATAACTCAGCTTGTTCATCAGTTATTATATGACTTTCATCTCTTAGTTTTATAATCTCACCTATTCTTTGATTACACTCTTCATTAGCAATTTTAACAGCACTATCTCTTTGTTCATTTAATTTTTTTATATTTTCTGAGGCTATTTCAGCTGTAATTCTTTCATTAGAACCTTTCATTCTTTCAAGAATAATATTACTTTCTACTTCTTGTTCTGAAAGATGTTTAATAGCTGATGTTTTCATTTGCTCTTTATAATTATCTATTTGTTGTAGTTCTTCATTAGATAACTGCCTATGATTTTGTATTGCGTTTTGCCAAATTGCGTCAATTTGTTTTTGACAGTTATCAATGGCTCCTTTTTTCTTATTCCACGCTTCATCTGTCTTTTTTAATATGTCTGCTTCTTCTTTGCTTGAAAGTACATTACTTTTACTAAATAAATCTTTTAAAGAATTTAGTTGTTCATTTTTTTTCTTATCAATACTTTGTGTTATTTCATTACCCATTTGAGAATAAATTTTCATAAATTTATTCTTTTGATCTTGTGTAGCAGCATTTATTCCATTTAACATATTAGTAAAATTAGATATTGTATCTTGTTTTTGTTTGTTTGTAAGTTTTGAACACCCATTAACCATATCTCTATATTTTTTTATCATATTAGTTTTATTTGTATCAGTTAAAACACCAGTTGTACTTACTAAATTTTTAAAATCTGTTATCATACTATTTTTCATTTCTGAATTTATATTACTAGACTTTTTAGACATATCCAAAAAATTCTTTAAAACTTTATTTTTTGATTGTTTACTAAATACATTAGTGTTTGTTCTTAATTGTATTAATGATTTAGTAGCTTGTTTGTCTAATTCCATGTAAGCCCCTACTGCTTTTTTAGTTGCATCCGATATTTTTATAGATGTTTGACCATAACTTTTAATTATAGTTCCATTAGCACTTTTGCAGTTATAAGCAACAGTTTTTGTAGCATCTGCAAATAAATCTATAGCGGGTACTGCATCACTTTCTAAGTATTTTTTTAATTTATATCCACCATATCCAAGTGCTGCAATAGCAGCAATTGCAATAGCTACTGGTGCAGATATTGCACCTAGACTTGCTCCTAATGTTCCTAGCGCTCCACTACTAGCAACAGTTGCACCTGTTGCCGTTGCAGTTGCAGTACCCATAGCTGTTGTAGCAGCTCCTACGCCTTCTGCAGCTGCGGCAATTGTTGTTGCACCTTTAAATAAACTAAAGAATGTTTTTAAACCAGATCCAAGAGAGATTATACTTTTTATACCTCTTATAAATGGTCCAATTGTTAATGTTCCTAATGCTAAAAACCCAATAAACTTTTTAGTTGCTGGACTAAGTTTATTAAATTCACTAGCCAAATGTGATATTTTATCAACTATATTAACTATTCCATTTGTTATATCAGGAATTTTACCTGTAAACCAAGTAACAAATTGCTTAGCATAAGGAGCAAGTCTTTCTCCCAATTCAATTTGCATACCTTCTACAGCACTTTTCAAAATAGTAAATTGTCCACCTAAACTATCAAGCTTAGTTTTAGCCATTTCTTTTGCAGTACCATCTGCTTTTTTCAAACTTTGAGTATACTTTTCAAAATCTTCAGTACTTGTATTTAATACTGCAAGCATACCTGACATAGCTTCTTGTCCAAAAATGCTTGCAACAGCTTGTTGTTTTTGTTGTTGTGTTAACTTACTCATGGATTTTCTCATATCTCCCATTATAGAATTAAATGGGCGTATTTTACCATGAGTATCTGCTATGCTAACTCCTAATTTTTTTAACCATACAGCTGCTTGTTTGGGAGGTTTTGCAAGTCTTGTTAATGCACCTCTAAGTGCAGTACCTCCCATTGTACCTTTAACCCCTGCATCTGCCATTTTAGCTAATGCAGCTGTAACTTCTTCTGCACTCATTCCAAAAGCATGTGCTGGAGCTGCTGCATACTTGTATGCTTCCCCTAACATTTCAACATTTGTATTTGCTGTTGAACTTGCTTTAGCCATAACGTCAGCCAAATGAGATGTATCTTTAGCTTTTAGTCCAAAAGCTGTGAGTGCATCTGACACTATATCACTCGTGACGCCTAAGTCACTTCCTGCTGCTGAAGCTAAATCAAGCAATCCTGGCATAGCTGAAATTATTTCATTTGTTTTAAATCCTGCCATCAAATCTTATAAGTAGGCTCTTTATCCTACTACTCAAGGTTTTCCTTGAGGATGGGACTATCTCTTCACCCTCGTTTCACGTTAGGCCTTATATTGAACTATTTTATAAGGGAATAATCTATAATTATTCGTGGTGGACACTCGTGGAGGGATTATTGGTAGGTTATCCTCACCCCCTAGTCTCTACACCTTTTTATCTACTTCTAAAACCTTTCGATAAACTTGGCTCGGGATTAACTTAGCTATAATAATTTTAAAACTTATTTAAAATTAAGAATTCGTTAAGTTGTTCTTCATTATTATTTGTATATCCATAAATATCATGAAATTTTTTATGACATTTTTTACATAAAGTTATTCCATTACTTATTTCTAAACGTAATTTTTTATGTTCCATATAATTGTAAATATGATGTGCATTTAAATTATGTCCAGTACTATCACCACAGCATTGACAAGTATATTTATCTCTACAATATACAGAGACTCTCCAATTGTTATATTCAGGATAATGTCTTTGTTCTATTCTTTCTTTGTCAGTTAAATCGGGATTCCATGCAGGACTATTTTCACCTGAGTAAAATTTACTCCATCCAATATTAGAACACTGTCTTGAACAATAAATATTTTTACTATAGTTTAATCTACTTTTATAAACTTTAAATTCTTTACCACAAATAGGACATATATAAATAAGAGTTCCTCCTCTATCAATATTACCTTTATTGTATTTTCTAAATTCAAAGTAACATGTTTTTGAACAGTATATATGATCATCTCTATTTTGACTTGGTTTTCTTTTGAATTTTTTCCCACACCATTCACATACATATTCTTTATGATTGTAATTAGAATTATTTTCACCTGTAAAAAATTTGCCAATGTTAGATTTATAACATTCATTACTACAAAATATGTATTTTTGAGTTTTAAGTTGGTATGGTATTACTAAAATTTCTTTTTTACAACCATCACATAAATATTTAATTCTATTATAGTTAGGATTATTTGTACCTTTCATTAATTCTTTTAAATGTTCTGTTCTACATGTTTGATTACAGTAATAATACTCATATTTTCCATATTTACTTTTAACCACTTCAATTGTAGATTTACAATAAGCACATATAGTTAAAACCCTTTTTCTATGAGCTAAGTCTTGGCATGTTCTACTACAATATTTAGTAGTTTTTCTTATACTTTCAAAACTTTTTCCACACAACTTACATATATTTTTATGTTTTTTTCTTAATTTTTTCTACATTCTTTACATTTACTTTCATAACCATCTTTATAACTTTTATCTTTATTGAAATTAACAATATCTAATGTTTTACCACATTCTTTACAAGTTTTTTGCATTAAACATAATCCTCCACGTATAGTTATTTTCTAAATACAATTTAATTATAATATATTGTTAATTTCTTTGTAATCATAACCTTAGTCTTCCCCGAATTCATCCACTAATTTATACTATGAATTTCTTCATAGCCGACCATTTACATAGCCAGGTAGTTCATTCCGTCACTTGCATCTTTAGCTGACCAGGCAGTTGTAGCGCCTAAAATTTTAGCGTTATCCCAAAGTTGTTTAAATTCATTATTAGTAGCTTGACTGGTAGCTTGAACAGTTTTCATTCCCTGTTCGAAGTTAGTAAAAGTTTTTATACTACTACCAATACCAAATCCACCAACTGCTATTGCACCTGCTGTTGCTAGTGCTATTAATTTAGATCTTGCTTTTTTAGTAAATCCTGAAATTTTCTTTTCAATTTTTGTTAAGGAGTTTGTAGCTTGATCTCGTATTTTGATAGTTGGTGTAGCTTTAACTTTACTTATCTTATCTGTTTTTCTTTTTATTTTATCTATTGTTCGTGATGCCTTATCTTTTGCTTTTACTTTAGGACTAGCCCTCATTTTATCAATTTTTTTCATCTTGTTTTTGATTTTATCTGAGGGTCTTGATAATTTATCTTTTAATTTAACACTAGGAGTAGCTTTAATCTTATTTAAAGCTTTCATTTTCTTTTCAGAACGAGTAACAAATCGTTCTGTAGCTGAGAGTTTCTTCTTAGCTGCACTATCTCCTTTTACTCCTATTTTTATGTCTAACCTATATATTTCTTTCTTAGCCAGGTACATCACCTCCTAGCTGTAGCTTGTTCAGCTGCTTTATTTTCTTTTTCTATTTCATAATCTGAAAAGGCAAGTAGTAATTTCCTTGCCATATCATCTTTTTTATAAAAATCATCAGGACAAATATTATGCTTTGTAAATAAATTATATAAAGCAGTAATGGTTCTGCCTGATGATATTAGTTTTTTATATCTTCAATTTTTTCTAGTTCATCATCAAATCCACTAAGTTCTAATACTTTATCACCCATTGAAGATGTTTCACCAGCAAGAAATTTCTTTTTTATTACTTGTCTACCATCAGATGCTTTTAATGCATCTAATAATTTAGGATTATTCCAATTAGGTGTTACTGTAGCGGCTTCTATAAGTGCTGCATTAAATTCTTCATCGTCTAATTCTTTTATTCTTTTTCCTCTTTCTTTTCTAGTATAAGTACACTCTTTTTTAATTCTATTTATTTCTTTTTCTGAAAGCCCTTTTAATGTTACTGGGATACCTAGTCTTCCTATGAGATAAGTAGATTCAGGAACAGATGTAGGTTCCATAAGTTTATTTATTATATCTTCCTCTGTCATTTGTGCTATTTCCTTTTCTTCAATTTGCTTTTCTATTAAATTTTCCATTATTCATTCCTCCTAATTTTTATTATTTTCCTTCAATTTCAATTTTATCTAGTAATTCATAGTCTTCAAAAGTAAATGGAGTTTCCTCTTCAACTAACTCATTTGCTTTTAAATTTATAAGATTCATTTTATCAGCCATACAATTTTTAAGTCTTATACGCTCATATCCATAAGCTTCAGGATCTTCTAATGCGGTAATAACTTCAAATCTTTTAAATCCTCTTTCTATTAAAGCTGAACTTACTTTATACCCTGACATTGAACCAGTTCCTTTTTTACTTCCTTGCTTATATCTAGTCCAATCATCTCCTAGTAAATTAAGCTCTTTTTTATCTAACTCAACTTCTGCTGTGCACTCTGTTAAGTTAGTTTGCCATTCACCATTTACTAATATTTTGCCCTTAGAACCATGTATAGTTCTACTTGCATCTAATGCCATAATATCACTCCTATCTTATATATCCTGTTCCATAGATTTTTTTCATAACATTAATGTATTTAGCATTCCACTTCCAGAAAAACTCGTCATTCTTAGCATTTTTCTGTAATTCTTCATCTATACAAACTTTAAAATCTGGTTCTATTAATTCTGCACTTTGTAAAGTTTCAAAGTATTGTTTTAGACTACATAAAACAGCTAGTTGGCCATTTCTATTATTTGTGACTTTACCAACATATTGTCTATTTCCAGTAAAACTTGTATCTTCATCTATTGCATCCATGAACTTTATAGCTCTTAAATATCCCCATGTATCATCTTGTTCTTGTCCATATCTTTTAAGAGTATTTACATCATCCTCTATTACAACAGCTCCATCATCATAACGTATAATCATAGTTCCATCTTGTAGTGCACTTTTTATTTCTTCATTTGTTAAATTTTTTGTAACGCCTTCAAAAATAGTAACTTGATTACATAAGCATTCTTTTAAATCTTGTCCTTCTCCTAATGCACAAATGTATACTGCAGTTTCTGCTGGAGTATATTCAATACCATCAAGTATTCCTCCAGTAGTCCCTATATTTAAAATTCCCTCATAATTAAAAGACTTAGATCTATTATTAGCTTCTGTTATCTTTTCATTTTCTTTTCCACCAATATAAGCTCTTATTTTCTTTCCATTTTTTCTATTTCTCTCTACCCAAGCTTTTACAGATGTTTGAAGTGCCGAATCTGTTACTCCATCTAGTGTAAAACCATTAAATTTAACGCCTTCAAATGCACTCATAGCTTCAAGATAATGTTCATTAGTAATTGACTTAGTACCATCATCCCCTCCTGTAAGAGTTTGATTAGCTACACTTGCTAATTTTCCATTACCTTCATCTAATTTAGTAGCTTTTAACCACTTATTTTCTTCATTACTGTTTATAGAAGTTACTATTTCTTCTATAGTTCCACTTAATCCATTAAAAACATATACCTGTTTAGCAGCTTCGTAAACAACTATATCTGTCTTAGAATCATCTACTATATTAGTTCTAACAGTTATATTAAAATCTCTGGTTGTTGGATATATAGTTTCTAATTTTAATACTTCTACCGCAGAACTAACTGTAGTATCTTTTAATGTAATATTTGCTACCTTTTCATTTTTATCTGCAAGTCTATAAAGTAACAATTTTTTAGGTTGTCCTAGCAATGCTAATCTACCTAATTTATAAGATGTATATTTAGGATCATTACCAAACTTCTCTATTAAATCTTTTTCATCTTTAATAGATACAACTTTTTTAACAGGGCCCCAATTAGCTTTTATTGGCATAGCTACTATTCCTCTTTTACCAGGTTCTATTCTAGCTAAAGCTGCTGCCTTAAATCTGTTATAAAATCCTGGTCTTATTGGTTTATCTGTTTCACTCCAATATCCACTTGCCATTATTTCACTTCCTTTTTCAAAAAATTTGTTATAGCTTTTTTAAAATCATCTTTAGACATTTCATCTTCTTTTGAATTAAATAAAGCACCAACTGCTACTTCTTTTTTATAGCCTGTTAGTGCTTCACAATTTTCTATTAAATCCTGTACGGAATATTTTTCTACTGGTTGAGTAACTTTTTTAGTTGTTACTTTTTGTTCTTCCGACATAATATACCTCCTATTCTATATTTCCTCTACTATAAATCTTATCTATAGTAGGAGTATTATCTTGTATCATTTTTCTTCTGCTAATTTCTATTGTTAATTGTCCTGCCCCTAACATATCAGCTTCTCTATCTTCATGTATGCTTTCTATAGTAAGATACCGCCTATCAGCCAAATCCAAAGGTATCTTTAAATCTTTTATAAGACTATTTTCTATAGTATCTAATATCTTTTCTATACTTCCTTTATTTCTATCAACTACATGACATACAAGAGTCTTGTTTTCTTTAATTAAAGCTCCATTTATACGTTCTCTACTTGTATTAGATGTTCTCCACAATACTGAAGGTACTAGGAAGTTTTTCTTCCAATAATCTCTATATACTTTTATATTTGTTATATCTTCTGTATAACTACTTAAAGCTTCTACCCATGTATCTCCTGTAGTTTCTTCTTCTCCATGCAAAGCTATTACACTAAATTGTAATCCTCTAGATAAAGCATTCCATTCTTCATCTATAATGTCTTGTCCTATAGCTCCATTAAACATACAAGTAAATGTTTCTTTAGTATTAACATCCTCTATCATTTCCAAGTCTAAAGCTTTAATTACTTTTTCAGATAAGACATCTAGCTTTTGAAATGTTGTTCTTTTTTCATAAAGCCATACTTCTATACTTCTTTTAAAATTTGTAGGATTATTCTGTTCATCATCTGAGCCTTGGAGTATAACTGCATAAGGTTTAGGTGTATCTTTTCCTGGTATTGTAGGCTCGTAACAATCTTTAAGTTCTGGAATACTATCTATTAGTTTTTGTCTTATTCCCGCTCTCACTTTTAATCACTCCAATATTCAAGTAGTGCAGCTTTTACCATTGTTTTAGAACTTTCTAAAGTATTTTCTATAGTTTTAAATCCTTTAGTTCCAGGATGATGAACTTCTTTAACCGGATGTGCTGCACCTTTCCAATATAAAGCTTTACCATTTTTAGGTGTTATAACATGAGGTTTTGAACCTTCTTCTAATATTTCACCATAATCAACTCCATGTGCTAGATATATAGAATAGTTGTTTCCTCCACCTTCACATCCACCAGTTAATCCTTGTACAGCATGATTAGTATGTTTCTTCCAATTAGCATTATCTTTAGCTTTATCTTCTAAATCCTTAGCTAAAACATTGCACAAGATACTCATTCCAGCTTTTTTTCTATTAATAAACTCAATTGCCTTAAAAGCCATATCAATCTATCCTTTCAAGATCACACATATAAACACAAATAGTATCTTCAATTACTATTGGATAAGTTGCTGTAATTTTCATATGTCCTTCTTTACAAGTAAACTCAATAGATTCTTTAGGATTAATATTTAGATTTGCATCTTTATCAGCTATCATTTTATATCTATTACTAATATAAGATGTTCCTAAAGTTTTACTATCTATAATTACTTTATTTGAACTATCCTCAAGATAAATAAGAACGTTTAATTTTTTACACTTTCAACTTCATCAAAAGCACCATCAACAATAACTTTTTCAGTATGCTTAATTTCTATTGTCGTAGGATTTAATGCTATTCCTTTATTAATTGCATCTATTATTTTTTTAGCTTTTAATCTAGCCACTAACAACCATCTACCCTTCGCATAAATGTTTTATACCCTGTAGTTTTGCTTGGATTTAACTTAGTCTGTTCTTCTAAGTAGTCAGCTTGATACATAGCAGCTAAATTGTTCCAATAATCTGGATCAGCATTTTCTATTTCTATAGGCCCTACTTTTATTTTTTTGTCAGTATTAGCCTTCATTAAACAACCACGCCAACTAGCTTTAATAACATTATTATCATTAACTGCTAGTAAATTATTTAATTCTTCATCACTAAATATGGGGTACTGACTCTCATTTAAGTTGATCTTTAAAATTTCTATAGGTGTAAGATTCATTCTTATTCACCTTCCTCTATTTCAGCTGTTACTTCTTCTCCTTCATCTTCATTTACATTAGATACTTCATCTAAAAGTTCAATATATCCTCTTTCAACCATTTCTGTGGCATCATCTACTCTAACTTTTAGTTCATCACTTATCTTAAAACAATTTTTATCATATTTTAAGTTAACTAAAGCCTTAGCTTGTATTGTCTTTTTACTTGCCATATAATCAATTCCCTTCTAGTTTAAATTTAAAAAGAGTGGATATAAACCACTCACTAATTAACTGTAGCAAAGAAACATTCGTCAGCACGTTCAAATGAAGGCATACCAAGTTGGCTAACTTTTGTTTGTACTGTTACTGGATCATCTTTTTTCATAGTCATAACTGCTACACCAGTTCTTACTATTTCTACATTAGAACCTTGGCTAAACATCTTGTCAGCTTCTTCTGGAGTTGTACCATAATAAGTTGCTCCAAGTGTTCCTGTAGGAATTAATGTAAACTTGCCACTTGGGAAATATGGTTGTTCTGTTCCATCTTCTAACTTATATGTTCCACTAACTTCTGCTAATGTTAAACCTGTTTTATCTTTAATAAATTTTTTGATTTCATCATCACTTGCTAAATAATTTGGGTTTTGTGGCCATCCAGCTTTAATTATATTTTTATTTGCTGTTATCCATCCAAATGTTTTAGCATCTAAAACTGCTCTGTTAACCACATATCCTTCATCTTTCATTAACCTTACCCATCTTATTATATCTAAAATAGGATTTGACTTTTCTATATCTGACCATTTTGCAGTACCTGAAAGTGCTTCTTTGTGTTTGCTTGGTACACCAAAATCGAATACAATATCTCCATCATCAGAAATTATACTTATAACTCCTGCATCGGCTAATAGTTGCATTCTCATCCTTTCCATCTGCATATCTCCACCGTCTACTAGATCTTTATAATTATCAAATATCTTAGTTATTATCATATCAATAACATTTTTATTTTTAGCTTGTGATGCTAACAATAAATCTTGTCTATCTTTTTCATTAACCAATACACTTTCTTTGAAAAATGGCATTTGCTTAGTAACTTCATCTACTTGTGCTTTTAATGCTCTAATTTTTACTGCTACATCAAAAGATGATTGTTTTAATACAACCGGCTTTCTCTTTGCACCTTTAATGTATTTTAGCTCCATTCCTAGTTGTTTTTTCTAGGAAAAAGAGCCTCCCCGATTGTAACCTCTGGTGGAAGCTCTTTAATGTAAGTTGCTATTTCTTTTACGTTTATAATATCTCTCCAATCCATATTGGTCCTCCTTAAATTATAAAAATTCAATCATTTTCAATGCTTTTTTAGCATCTTCTGGAACAACTTTAGGTAATGCTTTTTCTTTTACAAATCCGAAAATAGTTACAGGAATAGTCTCAGTACCATTGCTATATGTAAAATCCACATCTCTATATACTAATCCAAAAGCTTTATCATTAGTTACTTTAGAACCATCAACTACTTTTCCATCTTTACTTATTACTGTACCTGCTTTAAGCAACCTCTTACCCTTTTCTTCCTCGATATCAGTTTTTTTAACCTTTACCATAGCATTTTGAAATAACTCTCCCGCAAACTCTAATATGGTTTTGTTTTCTCCCATATAAGTTTGTTTAGTTTCATAACTCATATACTTTACCTCCTATGAAAAAAATTTGTTTTGTGCTTCTGTTACCTTTATTGCTTCTGTTCTTTCTTTAGCTAAACGTGCACCTAAACTTAGCTTTTCATCATCATTATCAATTACTGAAGATGAACCACCCCCTATACTTCCAGTACCACCTGTTTGTTCTTCTTCAAATAAGTAAGCATCACTTTCTTTTAGAGCCTTTACCTGTTCATCTAAGCCTATAAAAGTATCATCAACAAATTTTACTTTTTCCATATCTAAAAGAGCTCTTAATGCTTTAGGATTCTTAGCTTTATATCCAGCAATAGCCTTTTCAAACTTAGTATCAAAGTTTACTTTACTAAGTTTAGCTTCATAATCCTTAGTTGTTTTTTCATTATCAGCTTTAAGTTTCTCAATTTCTTGTGATAATTCTTCACTATCTTTAGCTTTATCCTTTAAATCATTAAGCTGTTTATCTCTATCCTTTAGTTGTTTTTTATACTCTTTAATAGAACTATTTGCAGTTTCAAGTTCTTTTTTTTCTATATAATTAGAACTATCAACTAAATCTATATCCTTGTACTTCTTCTTAATTTCTTCTGGAAGTTGTTTGAAAGATTCTTCTCCTAAAATTTCATTTAGTTTTGGCATTTTAATTTCTCCTTTCTTAGCCTTTTACGCCTTGCTTAGGGCAAAATAAAAAAGCCTTATTTATAAGACTTATATAAATTCTTCCTCATATTCTTCTAACCATTTATCTAACCTATTATTTGCTTTCCCATTACTCCACGCTTTAAGTTCTTTTATTGCATCCTCAATTGGTATATTTTCTTCTGTAAAATAACATAAGCAATTTGGATGTTGAATTGGTGCATCTTTGGGTTGAAATACCTTTCCAACATAACTATCACATATATCATGCCGAGGGTGACTTGAACTTAGATTCCATTTTAATCCTGCATTAAATGGGTTATTCTTAGCATTTTCTATTGTTGTTTCTGTGAAAGAATGTGTTATTGATGTTCTAGCTAGCCTTTGTGCTTGATAAGATACCTTTGAACTCATTCCACTAACAATAGTTTTAGCTTCAGTTCTTTTTAAAGGATTTACATACTTGTCTACCTGTTTAGCTAATTGTCTAGCATTTGCTCCTTTGGATATATTAACTTTTATCAAGGTATCTATATCATTAGCATTTTTCTTAGTTATGTTCCATATCCTACGGTCTAATGTTTTACCATCAGCATAGTAATTACCTTGTATAAGTTTTTTAACTGTATCAGAAGATGTCTTTATAATTGATTTATTAAATATAGCTCTTAATTTTATATCATCAGTTATGCTTTCGTAATAAGCTAAACTTGTTGAACTAGCTATCTCTGAACTAACTTTAATATTATGCTTTATGGTTTTACTTAATTTAATGTTTAATTCATTCATTTGAGATTGTACTGTTTCTTCCATTTCACTTAAGTATTTTTCACTTGAAATTGTTTTACAGAAAGCTATCTCTTCTAATAATTGCGTTGATAATTCCTTGTAAATCTTTAATAATTCTATTTCTTGTTTCTTATTAAGCTTTAAAAACTTTTTTCTAGCTTCTAGTACCCTTTGTCGATACAAATTCATTATAAATCACCGCCAGAATTTTCCTCATCTATTCTTTTTTCAAATATATCCTGTTCAGCTTCATTTAATGATTTTATATCTTCTAAAGTTTCCTTAAAGTGTTCTTCATAATCTTCATCGTTAGAATAATCTTTTATATAACTTCTATGACTACGAACATTAGAATTAACTTCTTCCATAGCCAATCTCTTTTGGTCCTCTTCATCTTCAGGTATAGGATAATTTTTATTTAAAACTATAGTAAATAATAAGTTATTCCATTCTTCTTTCCACTCTTCGTAACATTTAAATTTACTACAAGCTTCAACTATAAGTCTAATCATTGACCTTATAATAGGCTCCCAATCATGCCATTTTTCTTCACAACGTGCTACAAGTTCAGTATACATATATTTAATACTCTTAGCACTTGGTACTTGTTGTAAGCTTTCTGGTTTTGGAATACCTAACTTTTCATACATGCTATCTTCTAACATTTTAAGATACATTTTTACTGGTTCTGCATTAGTAAAATTACTTTCTACTCTTTGTACTTTAGCTTGTTTATTACCTTCTGTATCTTCAATACTTCTTAAAGCCATCAGCGAATTAGGTGCAATATTACAAGCATCAACTGTATCTTTAGTAGCATCTATTATAGCTGTTTGTCCAAACATAAGAAATCTAAGAAAATCATTAAAGTCACTTAATCTTTTATTGTACGAATCTTGTAATGGCTTTAAATCTTTTATATCACTTTGTCCATAAGGACTAGTTATGCTTTGTTCATTTGTTATTATCCAACAAGGTATTTTAGAGAGCCCTGTATCCTGTTCCCTTATTTCTATTGGATTTTCTAAGTTATCACCTTTAAAAGTTTCTACTCTTAAATAGCAAGATGATTCTTTATCAGTTATTTGATTGATATAGTAAGTATATCTATTCCACAATTGCTTAGATACTTCTTTATCTATAGTAACTGGCTTAACTAATATCACTTTGTTTAACTTGGTTATGTCATTAAGATCTACCTCATAATTAAAGTCATTTATATCATGCCAGTATAGCCTTACTGATTCTCCCGGATTAGCTTCTAGTCTTAGCATAACTCTTTTAGTTACACTTGCTAATCTAAAAGCTTTCATAGTATTACTCCAAAACTTGCTAGCATTAAGTATAGCATCTATAAACTGTCTTAATTCCTCACAGTTTTCTTTAGCATTCTTGTCTAATTGCTTAAATAGAATATCTGGTTCTTTTCCAAACATAAATCTAGCCTGTTTATTTATCAAAGGTTTAATTTTATTATCTATAACTTTTGAAGGTACATAATCTAAATCATCTAAAGTAATCCAGCTTTGCCCTAATAAATCATGGTCCAATATTGCTGCTTCTTTATTCTCTGTTTCTCCTAAATAAAATAGATAATCCTTAAGTGCTTGTTTTCTTTCTTCTTTTTCTCTATCACTTAAATTAAGTAATGTATCTCTTATATCTTTTGCACTCATTAGAACACAGTACCTCCCTTCTTCCTATAATTTTTAAGAACATTTTGTTTAAGTCCCATACCCTTGTTATATACTTCTTTATTATATTTTTGGTTTTTAATACTAGCAACTTCATAACCATCTAATGCGTACCATATTGCACTAAAAGTGTGTGGATCTATATTAAATTCATCTTCTATAATTTCTCCATTTTTATCTACTGCATAAGTTAAATCTTCTAACTCGTCTATAACATTAGTACAATTTTCAGAACAAATTATTTTCTTAAATCTCTTAACTTTTTTAGTATTTTGAAGTCTACTACCCGGAAACTTTTTAGCACCCTTTATATTAAACCCTTCTTGTTTATAGTATTTAATAGTTTTAGGCTCTGCACTATCTGCTCTAATAAGTTCCTGTGTCTTTTTAAACTCTGCTATTTCTATGGCAGTCTTATCATCTGTCATTTGATTTTTATAATATTGCCAGTATATATATAGAATTTTGTTTTTATCATCTATAGCTAGTCTAACTATGGCATTGTAGGAGGTTTCAAATCCAAAGTCCATACCAACTCTATAAATAGGATTTTTAATGCTTTGAATTGCTTGAAGTACTTCATAATGAGGTTTCTTTTCAAACTGTGGTAATACTTTTCTACCATTAACTCCAAATCTACCTCTTCTAGCTATTCTATATAAATCAATATCATATGTTTTTAATTCATCTAGCTGCTCTATATAGCTTTTAGGCAAAAATAAATTATCATCAGCCAAACTGTGATGATAATAAGTATTATTAATTATAATTATTCTATTTTTATAGAGTTCCTTATCATCTAATATAAAAATCTTCTTTTTAGTATCCATAAAAAAGTGTTTATAACACCAGTTATTCTTAGATACTGGATTGGTAGATAAAATCATATGTAGCTTTAAGCTAGGATGTCTTAATCTTCCTAGTAGTTCTTTAAATCCAGCATACTTTACTTCCGAACATTCTTCTATCCATACTATAGATACATTATTTATAGATTTTAATTTAGCTGGTTTATCCATACCTTTAAATATAATTTTACTACCATTAGGAAATCGTATTTGCATTGGAGATGTAACGCATTTGATCCTATCATCTAATCCAATTTCAGTTATTATTTCATCAAATAATGAAAAACACGAATCTCTGATAGTATCATATACTTCTCTTACTACTAAAACTGTTCTTTTTTCTTCTAATAGTTTAAGAATTAACTTTAGAGCCACATGATAACTCTTTGATGATCCATAGCCTCCTACTAGAAAATAAAACTTTGTATTCCAATCAAACAAAAAATCTTCAAAATGAGGGTTAACTTCCTTTTCTATAGCCATTAATCCTCACCCTTTCGCTTGATTAATATTTCTATAGGTTTGTCATTTTTGTTATCTTTATTTCTTTCATAGTCTAATTTTTCTTGTTTAAGTTTGAGTTCAATATCTGATTTATACTTATTAAACTCAAGTTTTTCTCTATCCATAGCAAGCTTTTCACTGTCACCAGCTATATTAGACTTACTTTCTATTAGTCTACGTAATTGATCCATACAAGCTAATATTCCTGTTTCTCTATCCTCTTCACTTACTATTTTTTCATGTCTTTTTCCAAACATATCATAAAAAATTGTTTTTTCACGGTTTAATAGTCTTGCTATCTTTAATCTTAATAACTTTATTTCTTCATCAAATGTTGGTTCTGGACTAGCTTTTTCATATAGTTCTTGTTCTTCAGGACTCAGTCTATCAATATAAAGTGATTGATAAGCTCCATGTTTTATATTATTTAAATTTCCCTTTGGTGCTCCATATCCAAGGCTACTTTTGTTACCCCATCGTGCCTTTTCAGGATGTTTTTTATTATTTGGATTATATATATCGTTACTATTTGGTAACGATAATTCACCTTTTAAAATTTCATCCCACTTATCTTGGCTCTTCCATTTGCGTACTAAAGAATCTTTAACTGGCTTTGTTTCTGTTTTAGATAACATCTCAGCTATTTGTTTAGGTTTTAATTTACCTTTACTCTTAATATAAATATCAAGTGCTTTATCCCTATTTGGACTTCTAGCTCTTGCCATGTTCTCACCTCACTTGACGTATTGCTCCATTATGTCTTTTATAGCTATCATGTCTCATTAAATCCATATAATCATTAAATGTTAATAAATTTTTATTTTTCTTAGCTTTATTTGTTTTATGTTGTTTTTTTAATCTTTCATATACATCAGGCTGCTGTGTCTTTAATATTTTCCCAATCTTCACACCCCTCACCTTTCCTTTAAATTATTATGAATAAGATCTCTTAACCACAGTTAAGTATGTAAAAAGCACCTAACCTATGTTAAGTGCTCAAAACAATTTTGTGATGAAATTTTCTATACTACTATTTTATAATACTAAAACATGAAAAACATATAATTTATATATAATTTTTAGATAAATTTTAATCTTAGGCTATGCATTGACAATTTTTATATAATATATCGTACATGATACGTAATGCATCCTTATTTATTTGCTTTAATCTAATATCTGTTATATTTGTATTAAATTTAAGATTAAAATTAATTTCTATGTCTCTCCAAAACATTTTCTCAAAATATTTTAATTCTATAACTGTTCTTTCTTGACTAGTTAGTGCTTTAAGTGCTGCATCTATTTGTTTAACTTCTAATTGCAATGGAAATTTTCTAGATCTATCTTCTCGAATCCATTCTTGCAATAGTTCATCCATTTTTTCTTTCGATACTACTGTTGCTTCTACACTACTAGAGGCATTAGCATTATGCGCTGATGGCATACCTAATTCTCTCGAAGAAATACAATATTCATTATATCTTTCATCTGGATTACTAAGAGCATATTTATAAGCTTCAATTCTTGCGTCTATAGTTTCTACAATAGACTTTTTTCTTTTATAATCTTTTAATCTTATTTCTAAATTTTTCATATACCTAGTGTCCTCCTTTTAAAATAAAAAGAGGCACTACTCCCTTCAAGGAATAGTGCCTCCGGTGCTCGGTCAGCCTATCATAACTTACGACTACTATATTTCTTTTTACTTATATTATACAATACTAAATTATATTTACAATATTTATTATTTAGTTAATTTATCTTTTTCATATTCCTTTATATATCTATACAGCGTTGTCCTAGCAATACCTAAACTATCACATATTTCTTTCTTACTATATCCGTCGCTAACCATTTTTAATGCAGTTTTAATTTTTTCAGAGTCATGTGCCTTTTTCCTTCCCCCCTCTCTTCCTCTTGCTTTCGCACTTTCTACTCCCTTTATTCTTCTTTCATTTATTACTTCTCTTTCCATCTCAGCCACTGCACCTAATACATGAAACATAAACCTTCCAACAGTAGTAGCTGTATCTATACCATCTTTAATAGAAATGAATTGTATATTATTTTTATTAAAGTATTCCATCAAATCTACTAATTGTTTCATTGTCCTACCCAACCTATCTAGTTTCCAAACAATTAATGTATCTCCTTTTCTGAGCTTTAATAATAGATTATCCAAGCCTTCTCTTTTAACCTTTGCTCCACTTATTTTATCAGTTATTATTTCATCACAATTATATTTGTTTAATTCATCTATTTGTAAATCAAGATTCTGATGTGTAGTTGAAACACGTGCGTAACCAAACTTCATATTTTATACCTCCATGACTTTACTATATAATAAGTGTACCATAAATATATACCACTTTCAATAGATACTGGTATATATTTGTGAAACATATTAACCGACATAAAATCATGTTCATACACACTATGTTCCACTACTATTGTTTTTGAAACACAAAAAGAGATTATTTGAAATAACCTCTTTTTTATATACTTTAATTTTATTATATTAAGCAACTACTACTAACATTAATATTATAAGTATTAAATATGTTCCCAAAATACTCTTTGACTTTAATGCTTTCAAAAAACCATATTTTATTTTTTCTGGATTTAAATCAAAAAGTATTAAGTTATTAAAATTTTTTTTATTAAAATCTTCTACAATTTTATTATACTTCTCTCTAAAACCTCTCCCCTGATTTAAATAATATGAATCTAATAAAGCAAACCCTAGAATTGGTACTATTAGTATACTTGTATATTTTCTAGTTAATAAATCTTTACTAGCTAATATTCCTAATATTGCTGTGACTAATGTTATTGTCCATCCTTTAATTTTAAAGGAATTATCTTCCAATCTTTTTATAATATCTTCAAGAAACTCTAAATGTTTTATTATCAATTCTTTGTCCATATAAGTACATCCTATCTACAATAGTTATTTTATTTAAAAGTTCTTTTTATCTATTCCTTTTAAAAAATATAGTGCATCTAATGCATCTAATGCATCTTTAGAAGTATTTGTTTTTGTTATACAAACTTTATTTAATTCATAAAATTCTAATGGAAATAAGTGTTTTAAATTAATATCGTATTTAGTTTTTAATGGAACTTTATTGTAAGCTTCATTTAAAGATTTCTTTTCAATTAAGTATTCTTGTAATCTATCAGGAATAACTCTTTTAACTATCATTGTAGTATTAATTTCAGAGTATATCCAAGCAGATTTAGTTTGAGTATTAACTACATCTTTAGTATTTAATATAGAGTTATCTGTATTTAAAAATATAATACATTCTGTTTTATTAATCATTTTATTTAAAGCAGTAGACAACATCATATGAACATGGGTAGTGGTATGATTTCTACTTGTATAATTATATGTTTCTCCACCATCATTTAAACAATATTCATTATCTAATGTTCTTAATAAATCATCACAATAATTCCATACACATGAATCAATAAACACATCCAATCCAAAATTTTTATTTAACCATCCTGCTAAACCAATAGCTATATCTTCATCAGCATGTGAATGAGACAAAAATATATGATTATCTAACTGTGGAAACCATTCATCTTGTAACTTTGTACAGTCAATGCATCCATCTATACCAATATAACTTTCTAACTCACTTTTTATATCCTTTTTTATTCCATCAAAAATTTCCTTTCCATCATCATAATAATTTTTAATTAGAAAATCTTTACTTTGTTCATCAATTTTTAGATTAAAACCTGTAAACACATATACCACCCCATTTTTTTATAATTTAATACTATTATTAATTATCACATAATTTTCTTTTTATATCTAAAATATAACATACTTTTACTTTATTGTGTCATAATATATAAATTTTGCTATAGTATAACTAATTATTGGAAATGTATCTAATATATATATTTCGAATAATTTATTCAGTTCTTTATTAACGTTTAAAATATACCATTTATTTTTTACTTATTTCTTTTACCACTTTATAAAGAGTAGGTTTTGTAATATCAAACATTTCACAAATTTCTTTTATAGTTAAATTTTTTTGTTGGTATAAATCATATACTGTTTTTTTCTTTGTATCATCTAATTTTGATTTTCTACCGCCTACCTTCCCCCTTGCTCTTGCTGCTGCTAATCCTTCTTTTGTCCTTTGTGATATTAAATCTCTTTCAAATTGCGCTATACCAGCCGTAAATGTGAACATCAATTTACCTTGAGGCGTTGTAGTATCTAACCAACTCTCTTTTAAGCTTTTTATATTGGCTCCTTTACTTTCTATTAATTCAACTAACCTAAATAAGTCTTTTGTACTTCTACTTAATCTTGTTAAATCTGCAACTAATATAATATCTCCTTTTCTAAGTTTATCCAACAATCTATTTAATTGAGGCCTATCAGCTTTTGTTCCTGTAATCTTTTCCTGTACTATTTCTTCTGCACCTGCATCTTTTAATTGATCTAATTGTCTATTTAAATTTTGTTCTTCTGTACTTACTCTCGCATATCCAAAAATCATATTAACACCCTTTTCATTTATTTTCATTACTATTATAGTAAACTAAACGTATTTTATTGTCAATATATTTACTTTGATTTATTTACTAAGTTTTTTTACTATAGGAATGGCTTAAATAAGTAATCATAAATAATAAAAAG